TTACGCCGCCTTGCTGTAGAGCACGCCCTTAATGACGGCAGCGGTGCTCTTGGTGAGATTCAGCGCTTCGTTGGCGCCGGTGTAGATCTCGGGAAGCTCCGTGCCCGGGGCGCCGATTTTCAGCATCGCGCCGGCCTTCAGCGAGATCGGCTTGGCGATCACCGTGGTCCCGCTCTTGAAGGTGATGACGCAGTCGATGTCCGTCTGCAGCCAACCCGAATAGACGAACTGCCGCTTTCCCGCGCCGGCGGCCGGCAGCAACTCGTCAGTATCGGCGCCGTCGACCTCGATCTGCGTCCTGGTCGGGAAGTTGGCGACATCGGTCCGCATTGGCCGTGGCGGGAGTTCGGCAACCGGTGCCGTCAACGCATCCTTGACCTCGCCCAGCGCCGCAACGGCGGGATCGTTTGCCGCCAGGGTCACCCGCGGAGTGGTCGCGTCGACGTTTCCGGCGCCAAAGGCATTCGGAAGGCCCGCGGAGTTCGTCGCGAGAAACTTCTGAAGGTGGATAGTGTTGGGGCCCAGCGAATACGTTGTCGTTGCGACCTTGTCGCCGGAGGCGAGCGTGATGAAGCTGTCGGCCATGGCGTGTCGCCCCCTTGTGAGGTTGTTTCGGTTCGGGGTGGTTTGAGTTGGTGGGCCCGGCCTAGACCGGCTTGCCCTCGTCGAGCTCGATCACGCGCTCGCAGTGGCCGCGGTCGAACAAGTCGAGGAAGCGGCAGAGTACGCATCCCCAGCGCTTGCCTTTACGGGCGGCCTTGGCGGCGCGCGAGCTGATCGTCTCGTCAGGCAGGCCCAGGGCCAGAACGTTCGCGAACTGGTCTAAGGCCACGAGGAGCCGAAAGCCCCATCCCTTGAAGCTTCCGGCAGTCACGGCCAGCCGACCATGATGTTGATCGCGTCCAACGCCTCGTGCGTAGGGGCGCCGCGCACCTGAGACTTCAGGGAGCCACCGTAGAAGAGGATCGGGGCGTTGCGTGCGACCATGGCGGCGGTGGCCTGGAGAACCTGGGTGGCCGTGGTCTGAACGTTCCAGTTGTCCTCGGCCCGCATCGGGAGGATGGCGTCGCCCTGGCCCGCAACGACGGCTGCAAGGGCGGTGCTCTGAAGAGCCTGCCAGTTCCGCTGATCTGGGGTGAAAGCCATTTGCAGGGCCCGCGGACCGGCGACTTGTTCGTTGAGATCGTCGTCGATCGCCACCGTTGGACCGAAGTCGTAGACGAGATCGAGTTGCTGTCTGCGATCACGCTCTGCGTCGACGGCTCGGATCATAGCCGCCTTGCGCTCATCGATCGGCACTAGTTCCAGCAGATGAACTTCGACCGGCAAGCCGTTGATGGCGCGCAGTTCAGTCGACACGATCCGTTGCTTCTGCCCGGGCGGGTTGGCTTCGACGACGTCGAGAAGGCCAACCACATCGCAGGCCTCCTCGTCGGCATCCAATAGCCACTGCGCCCCGTAGCGCTGACCCGTGATCGGCGAAACGAAGGACTGGCCGGGGAAAATTTCCGTGGCGACGCCGTCATGAACGAAGGCCTTGCGCATCTGCATCTCAGGCTCCGACCGCTGTGAGGTAGGTTTGCAAGGCCGCATCGAGAGCAACAGCCTGATCGGCGCTCAGAGACCGTCCGAAGTATGCGGCCGACATGTGCCCGTCGAAATACCCGACCGGAGTACCCGCATTGTTTCCAGCGCAGATATTGAACGAAGCTCCAATCGTCACGTTGAGCGTCGATGGTCGCGTTCCCAGCAGCAGACCATTGCGATAGCCGGTGAGAACAGAGCCCGATTTCTGCATCTGGATGTTGGCGGCGCCGGACAATCCAACCTGCAGGGCTGTGTCGCTACCCCGGCTGATCGCGCCTGAGAGGCCATATGGGAGCACGCTGATCTGCGCCGTGTTCCCTGAGCCGTCCTGGGCCCCAATCGCCTGCTTCCAAGAGTCCGTCGGTACTGAACGAATGACCGCACCGAACATGATGTCCGACGGGCTGGTCGTGCCAGAACCAATCGAAAAGCCCGTCGCGATGTACGCGCTGGTTCCGTTGCCAGTGAACCACCTGTCAGGAGCAAACGCCGCGCCGTTGTTCGTGGCGTTGAAGACGCTTCCTTTCCAGTTCAGCAGCGCCGCCTGGCTGTCGGCTGCGGCGAAGACGTAGAGAACGTCCAGTTGCGACCAGACGCCGGCCTTCTTGATCGACCGGATCAGCTTCGCGATCTGGGCTTTGCGGGCGTTCGAAGGCGGCGTGGTCATCCTGGCGAAGAGCGCCCTCGCCTCAATGGGCTGGCTTGAGCCCATCATGATCCGCGCATCCATTTACTGCGACGCCCTCACATAGAAGCGCTTGGTTGGAGTCGACGCGAGGCACTTCATCCAGAGGTGCAGTTCGGCGCCGGGCGCCGTTGGCATGTCGGGCACCTCGTCGTTCTCGAACTCGTAGCAGGCGGCGAACGAAAGCAGTCGGCCTCCGGTGGCGTCTTGCGCCGCGGTGAGGTCGTAATAGGCGCCCTCGACTTCGCCCGTCGGCTCTTGAAGCGCGCCATTGCCCGTCAGCACCACACGCGCGGCGCGGCGCTGCATGGGCCAGGCGATGTTGGCAGCATAGGTCAAGGCCTGCGCCTTACCTGCGTCGGCGAAGTTCTTCGCAGTCATCACGGCGTCGTCCTTAGTCCCGCCTGCGACCTCATCGGCGCTCAACTTCGGCAGTCCGATGGAGAAGTCGGCCGCGAGCGTGCCGCCGCCCGTCAGGAGCCCACCCGTGACCCCCACGGCCCGGGTGGCGGGGATGCCGCCGGATGCGGTGCGGAAGACGTTCCAGCCGCTGTAGGGCCCGCCGGTGGCGGTCGCGCTCACGATGGTGCCCGTGCCCACACCTGTCGACGGCTCGAAGGTGTCGAGCCGCACGATCATTTGCTGCCCCGCGTTCGGTGGAAGCCTCGCGAAGCCGACCGTCATCCCGGCCATAAAGGCCTTGTCCATCTGATCAAGCGTGAACGTTATTGTCCCGCTGGCGGCGAGGGTCAGATTGGACGAGCTGGTCGCGCTGGTCGCGGGCGCGTTGAGGATGTTGAGTGCGAGCGAGGCGACTTCCTGAGCCTTTCCCAACATCCATTGCGCGACGGCGACCATCTGCACCAACGCCGCGACGAACCGGGTCGTGTAGCCACCTTTCCGAAGGCCGGTTTCCGGGTTCTCGTCGTCCGAGACGGTGGAGCCGTCGCCGCCAACCTCCGGCGGAAAGGTGACCAAGGTCATCGCTGGATCTCCTTGATTTCGAACGCGACGCTGTCGATCACCGGATAGGGATGCTCGATCCGCGAAAGCTGCCGTAGCCGGCAAATAAACTGGCGCCGGATCGCGTGCTTGGTGTCGCTGGGGTTCCACATGAAGAGAACCTCGCGCGTGCGCCCGGCCTGGCGCATCATCTCGAAGGCCTTTCCGTAGGCCTCGTCGTTCCCGAGGTTGTTGAACTGCAGCTGGCTACTCCGGTAGCGCGGCCGCTCGTCGAAGAACTCGGCGCCGCCGTCAGCCTGCTCGATCCTGCTGTCGTCTTCCCAGCCCAGGCCGGCGCCCGTCGAGATACCGCTGCTGGGCACCCAGCTCGACCCGCCGATGAAGACCCTGCCCACCTGTACGAAGCTCGCCGGGTTGAGCGGATCGTCGAACTCGAAGCGGATGTAACGGGCGTCGGTTGAGTGCGGCAGCCGGCCGATCAGTGTCCAGATGTAGCCGCGCCGTTCGTCCTCGGAATAGGTCCGTTCCCAGAAGTTGACGGCGCCCCATTCCAGATCGTCATAGACCGGCGGCCAGACATCGAGCCAACCGCTGTCGTAGTCGGTCAGGGTGTGGGCCGCGTCATAGGAAGTGCGTAACCGATATCTGGCCGCGAGCGTGAGGTTGTGATCTTGGACCGCAAAGCCTCGCCACTGCTTGAAGGTCCCGACGTCGATATCGAACCAAGTCGAGGCCGGCGACGCATCGACCGATCGCGCGACCCTCACGAGGGTGCGGTTCTTCAAGTTGGCCAACGGTAGAGCAGTCCGCCAGTTGCCTCCCGAGAGGATCGAACCGTCGATCAGGTTGTTCCAGGCGAAGAAGGCGTGGTCCGCCGGCTCAGGGTTGACGCCGACGATCGGGCCCGGCGCTGAAGTCGAGCCGAAGAGCAGTAGCAGTGACATCGGCTACCCCCAGAGGCTCAGGACCGCCTTCTGGCGGGACAGGTCATATCCAAGGACGATGAGATCCCTACCGGCGGCGAGCCCGTAGCGGGAGTGGTAGAGCAGCACCTGTCCGCCTTGGCGCGCGCCGGAGGCAGCGAACACCTCCTGGGGTACCGGGACGTCGTAGCAACGGCGCGCAACCCTATGCAGGGCCAGCAGTCGGTCGGCCTCGGCCTGCGAGTCGGCTTCCTCTGTCAGAAGCGTGTCGATCACCAACTCGCGGGCCAGCAGGTGCTTGACCTTCACGCTGGGGTCGTCGGCCGTGGCAGTTCGGTATTCCTGAGCCAGGGCAGCCCTTCGAGCGTCGGTCACTGAGCCGGCTAGGGCCGTAGTCTGCGTCGTCCAGAACTTCTTGTAGCGCACCACGACGCGCCACACCGGAGCAGCAGAGCCATCGGCCAGTTGTCGCTCGAATCCTGAAAGGATCTCAGCCTCGTTGATGTCGCCGGTGCTCATCCCCTCAATCGGGGCGCGCAGCTGGCCCATTCGGAGCAGGCCCGAGGTATCGAACGACCACCAGGCGCCAAGCGATGCCGCCAGGGCGTCCATGGCGTCCCGATAGGTCATCTCGTCAGAGAGGTAGATGCCGACTGGGCGTGAACTCTCGTCCGGTCGTAGGGTAAGGAAGTCCAGCTGCGAGACATCATCGGCAGCGACCGCGGCGCCTGCCCGTGTGGCCAGCGCCTTCAGAAGCTGAGCGACGGTCCGCGCCGCGTCATTGGCCCCCGACGCCGCGTCGGCGGTGATCTCCCCGACGGGCGAGGAGCCCAAGCGAAACAGGCCTTCAGCAAGACACGTGTGGTACTGGCCCGAGGAAATGGTCGCCGCCAAGAGCGCCGCCGAGTTGGCGTGGTTGGCGCCGAAGGTGAGCGCAACGCCTTGGTCGTATACCGCTGAGATTGCCCCCAGCGCCCCGTTGCTGACCATGTAGGCCAGTTTCGAAGTGTTAACGCACGGCGATTGAACATTGAAAACCTTGCCGAAAACCTCCGGCTTCACCGAGCCCTTGAGGTCATCGGCGGTCCCCTCCAAGCCGACCGGCCCGACGTTGGTCCCTGCAAACCGTGCGGTCAGCACCGGCTCGGAGAGCACCCTAGCCGTGTCGCGCAGCTTGATGACGATTTCGCCGACGCCTGCCTCGACGCCATCGACCGTGCCGGAGAACAGGGGCGTGAAGCCGCCGGGATAGGCGCCGCCGGTTCCAATGCGGATCACAGCCGGCCGGCCGTCGAAGGAATAGTCGTCCCAGGCGTCCAGTGCGCCGTCGAGGTTGATCACCTTCAGAGCCCCGACCTGTAGGTCAGAACTGCCGCGGGTCCTGCGCGCGCCGTAGAGGCTGACGCCGATGGAACCCGCATCCTTCAGCCGCGGATCGAAGACGACATCGGCTGGCGCGTCAGCCGGCGAAGTCACGAAGCCCTCAGTGCCGAGGTAGAAGGTCTTGCCGACGCCAGCTTCATCGACAGCGGCAGTGAGCTCGACCAGTATCACGCCGCCGCCTTCGCCTGGCGGTCGGCCCGCGCCTGATCGTCAAGTCCTTCAACGACTTCGTCGAGCTTCTTCAGCGTCTCGGTGCCGACCGCACCACGTTGATCGTTGGCGGCCTTCAGCTCGGCGCGAACGCCCTGCAACTCCGAGCGAATGGCCTCCATTCCCTCGCGCAGCGCGGCGTTGTCCGCAGCGACATCGCCCGGCCGGCGGACGTTGACGATCTCGCCGGGGGTGAGCGCCATCGGGCCGAACGCCTGGCTGTCCGTGCCGCCGGACCCGCCGACGGTGAACGATCCGCCCATGGCGAAGGGAGTCCGGCCCTCCCCCTTGCCGTAGTGGTCGTAGTGCCACTTCGCGAACTCAAGCTCGTTGTTAACCTTGAGGTTGTTCTTCAGATTGTTCGGCGAGAGCCGGCGATACTCGGCCAGCACATCCGGATAGTGCTGGAGGTACGAAGCCCAATCCGGCGCCCGCGGAATCGCAGGGGTGTTGTCGTTGGTGGCCGGCGGCCGGGTGGCGTTATCATTGGCCACGGCCTTCTGGGCCAGGATCGCGGCGTTGTAGGCGGCCAGAGCGTCCTTGACCGAGAGGACCGCGTTCTGCACCCCGAGGATGCCCGCGACGGAGGCGTTGAGGGCGGACAACTGGGCCTCGGCCGTGCTGACCTGCGCCGCGGCATACGCTTGCGTCGCGGTCACCGCAGTGCGCACACGCTCCAGGTCGGCGAAGTAGGCCTCGCTGCTCGCGTAATAGGCCTTGGAGGCGTCGAGATAGGCCTGGCTGACGCTCTCCAGGTCACGGATGGCCTCTTCATTGCCGCCCGCAGCAGCAGCCGAGGTCTTGTCGAAGGCGGCGCGCGCGGCCTTGTATTGCTCCTCCGGCGACAGCATGGCCGCCGGCCCACTGTAGAGGCTGTCGCGGAACCGCTTCAGGCCCTCGGAGAAGGCCTTGAACTTGTCGATCGTAGTCTGGAGCGCCGAGCTCTCCCGCTCATAGGCCGCAGCCAGCACGTCGCGCGCCGTAGCGACATCTTCAGCGGCGTAGATCTCTTTAAGCACGCCGCGCTCGTTGTCGTTGGCCGCCGCAGCGATTTCGCGAGCGCGCTTCGCGGCCAGGACTTCCGACGCCCGGCCTTGCGCCTCCATGAGCCTGATATCCAGCGCGGCGCGCGCCTCGGCTGCGGCCTTCTCGTCCTCAAGCTGCCAGATCCTCAGTTGGTTAGCCTGCAGACTTGCGTCCATGGCGGCCAGCTCGGCCTCGCGGCGCATCTTCAACGCCTCCACTGATTTGCCGGTGAGCTCCAGGAGGGCAATCTCCTGCTCGCGTTTGGCGCTCGCGATGTCGAGGGCCCGCTGGTGTTCGGCTTGCTGCCGCGCAAGTTCCTCGGCCTGCCGGCGCTGCTTCTCTTCGGATTTGCCGCCGAGGAAGCCGCCAAGGCCGCCGATGGCGGCGCCAATAAGCGCGCCAGCGACATTCCCGAGCCCAGGAATGATCGAGCCCAGTTGCATGCCGGCCATCGCGCCCGAGGCGGCGCCGGAGATCGTCTTGCCCGCGGTTCCGCCGATCATCCCGCCGACGACGCCGCCGAGTCCGGCCACTGCAGCGATCTTGTCGGCGGCCGACTTGCTCTTCCTGAACGCCTCGCGAAGCGCTCCGATGGCCTCGACGATCGAAGTGACCAACGCGTTCCAGTCGCGTGTTTCAAAGGCCCGCGCCACGTCCTCCATAGCCCGCGTCACCCGCTCGAAGGAGTCCTGCGGCGTACCCTTGGCCGAAGAAGTTTGAGCGCCGTGGATCGCGTCTAGCACCTTCAGCCGGGCTTCCGCGATTTCGCGTTCTCGCGAGCCCGAGGCCGCGGTGGCGACGATCTCCTGCAGCTTCAGGCGCTCGATCTTCTGCTGGGCTTCCAGGATCTGCAGGTCGATGGCGCGGCGCTCGAACGCATAGCGGGCGCTGCCGCGCTGGGCCTCCAAAAGGTCGATCTGGTCGCGGATGCCGGCGGTCCGGATCTCATTTTCATCTTTGATGGCCTGGCGAGCGGCGTTGCGCTCTATGAGCTGGGACTTCAGCGCCGCGACTGTCGCCTGCGTTATCCGCACGGCCTCGAGCTGCAGAAGGAGCTCCGCGCCTTCGGCCTCGGTGATCCGCTTCCGCGTTACGTCCTCGTTGATCGTGGCGGCCTGCTTGTCGAGCTGCGCAAGCTGGACCGCCAACTGCATGTCGACGAGCTTCTGCTCGATTTCGGCCCGGGCCCGCACATCCTCCGTCAGCGCCAACTGCGCTTGCAGCTCTTCAGCCTTGGCCTGCGCGACAAGCTGCGCGATCTGGGCAGCGCGCTCGTCGGACATGTCACGGGGCGCGGATGGGCCCTTTGGCGTCTTGGCGGCGTCCCCGGCCTCCTTGCGGATCCGCTTCTCGGTGATGTCCCGAAGGTTCTTGAGGAACAGCTCACTGGCCTTGTCGATAAGCTTGCCGGCGGTCTGAGCGTCCTTCGCATAGGCCGCCGCCGCGTCGGTCATCACCTTCGACGCCGCGCCGGCGTTCGGATTGGACAATCCGCCGAGCTCGATATGCCCCAGGGGCCTCATCAGGCCAGCCATGCCCTGCCCTGCGGAGCCGAAGATGCCCAGGGCAAGGGCGGGCTTCAGGGCTGCCATCAGACCATTCACGGAGTCGATGGCCTTGTTGATCATCGCCTCGATGGCGTTGATCACGCCGTTCGCGGCGGACACCGCGATGTCCGCCATTGCCGAAGGCAACTGAGACCAGACGGCCTTGATCGCGCCATATCCGCCAGCGAACACGCTGACGATCGCCTTCACCTCCTTCATGGTGTTGGCGACTAGGTCTGCGTACCAAGCGCCGAACGCCTCGCGGAGGTCATCGATCGGGGTCTTCAATGCCCCATAGAGCAGCTGCCCAGTGGTCTTGAACACCGCCTGAAGCGTGTCGCCCATGGTGACGCCGGTGTCCTTCACCCGCTTCATCTGCGCGTCGGTGAGGTCGAGGTCGTTGGCGATGTTGCCCAGGCTGTCCTTGGCTTCGTGATGAAGCATCAGGAACATGGCGCCGACTGCGCCGCCCGCGACAACGAGGGGGCCGAGGACCGCCATCACAGGCGCCAGCGCGGCTGCCATCCCGCGCAGCGCCGCTCCGAGCCCAATGCCTTCCATCTTCATCAGAGCGAGGCGATCCGCGATCTGCGGGCCCTGCTGAATGAGGATCATCAGCGGGTTCATGCCCATTGCCGCGGAGACACCGATATCGGCGAACTGCCGAGAGAGGTCGAGCGTGGCCATGGTCAGTTGCTTCGACGTCTTCGACGCAGCCACGTGACTGCCTGACACCGCCCCCATCTGTCGCACATACTGTTGGGCGAAGTCGTGATTGGCGGCGTCGTAGAGACTGTCGAAGTGCACCGCCGCGGCCTTGGCCTGGCTGGCGGCCTTCGTCGCAGCATCCCCCGCTTGGTCGATCGCCGCGGCCGCCTGCTTCGCGCTCGCAGAGACCTGCGTGAAGCTCATGGAGTAACGGACGTTGGACGCGGCGGCGCGGGTTTCGGCGGCTGCTACAGCCTCGGCGGCCTGGGCGGCCATCTTCTGTTGCCGAGTGAGCTCGGCGATCTCCTTCGCCGACTTCTCGATCGAGGCCAGCATCCTGAGCATCGCGTCGGAAAGGCGCCGCGAACCCGCGGCAGCTTGATCAGCCCCGCCAGCCGCCCCGACCGCCTTGGCCTTGTATTCGTCGAGGTCGCGATGGACCTTATCGGCGTTTTCGGTGACGAAACGCGTGCCGAGGACGGCAAGATCGGACATGTCCTACCCCCCTCGGTTCTGCGCCTCGAGACGCGCGTTGTGCTGGATGGTCAGGCGCTGCATGAAGGCCTTCAGGCCGCCTGCATCGCTCAAGTCTGCGGTGTTCGTAGGCTCCTGGGAGCCTCCCTTACCGATCTGCTCCGCCGCGGCCTTCATGACCTCATTGTCGAGCCGGCAGATCAGATCCACTTCCCAGGGTCCGAGCCCGGCGCAGGTCAGCCGGTTGAACGCATCGATCTCCTGGTAGCTGATCGGGTTCGGCGCCATGCCCGACTGGCGGCGAGAGCCGATCTTCCCGAATGCGACCCACACATCTGCGAGAGCCTCAGGAAATGGCGGCAGCGCCTGCTTGCGGGCAGATGCCGCCGCGAAGGCGATCAGGCCTTCTTCAAGGCCTTCAAGACGTTTCCCCGGTCGTCGAAGTGCTCCGACACTTGCTCATGGAGCCAATTCACGCCGTGATTGGTATAGAGCGCGAGCGCGTTCTCGGCGCTGAACGGCGCCTCTTCGTCCAGCTCCGCCACACCGTCGGGGCCCAAGGCGTCGAGCTCCTCCTGAGTAATCGGCCGCAGCCACCCTTTGGGAATGCCCGACCAACCGGTCGTCGCGACGACGAGAATCTCCGCTTCCCGGTAATCCTGAGCGGCGGCCGAATACGGAACCTTCTTGGTCATCTCGCCGACCATGAGGTTGCGCTGCTCGCGCTGCTTGGCGACGACGACCTCGCTATCGCGGCCGAGGAGCGTGATCGTCAGATCCTGCCCCTTCGCATCCTTCATCGGAACCCGCGTGTCGGGATCCAGGACCGTCATGACGGTGCCGACGGAAGCAGCAGCAGCGAGGTTGCGGGCAGTAAGGCTCATCTTCGGTTCCTTCCGAAAAAGCACCCGGGCGCTACCCGGGCTTCAAGTTGGTGGGGTGGATTGTTCTGTTCTGGCCAGCGCGATCAGGCGCTTAGGGGCCGGAAACAGACTGAGAGAGCTTGTCGACGATGCGACCGCTGATCTCGCAGTTGGCGGTCAGCGTCATCACGTTGTTCGGCCCGCTGCGAGCCACGACGGCCGACATCACAAGCGCCTTGAAGTACCAGAGGCTGTCGGGGTCGTTGGCATCTGCGGCGTCGGCGGCGTCGGTCTTGAAGGCGTAGAGGAAGCGGGTCCGCTCGGCGGCGATGAGCGCCTTCTGACCGAGGTCGAGCGGGTTCCAGGCGACCTGCAACTGCATGGCGCCGGCGTTCCTGATGCCCTTGGCCTTGGTGACGTATTCGTCGTCGAGGCCTTCGAAAGTGATCAGCGCGGCGTTGGGGCCGAAATCGCCCAGCGAACCGGCGCCGCCGATCTTCTGGTAGGAAAGCGCGGCATAGGCGGTCAGGTCATCGACGATGCTGTTCTGAGGGCCGATATAGATGCCGGACCCCGCCGCGGCGTGGATGATGGTCATAGAGGGCTCCATCTGAGGGAATGGCGCGTCTCGCGACGGGCCGGTTCGGCTTGCCCAAGGCCGGTGTGGGCGAACCTCGGCCGGCTATGCCGACCAGGGGATGGTGACTGGGATGCGGACCTCGTGCGGTTCGATCAGCGGAGCCGCAGCCCACGCCTGGCCGGTGATTTTGACCCGCGCGCCGCCGTGCTGAAGCGCCAACGCCATCGGGAAGTGCTCCCTGACCAGATCGGCGATGAGGCCGGGCGCGATGAGGCCATGGTTTTTCGGCCAGACCACGGTGACTTGGAGCAAGCCCTGGTCGAGCCGGCCATCGTCGGCGGTCAACCCTTCCCACGCGGGGCGGTTCGGAAAGAACTGGACCTCAAGGTACTGGCCGGACTCCGGCGGCTCGAACGTTTCATCGGGCTCGGGCAAGCAGATCGGGAGCGGCGGCGAGCCTGTCGGGATCGTCGTTGCGCGGGCGAATAGGGCCTGCATGACGTCCGAGCCGCGCGCCATCCCCTACCCTCCTACTTTCGCCTTCAGTTTCGCCACATTGGCCTCGACGACCTGCTGCCACTGCTGCGCTGCAAGGGCCACGAAGCGGTCGCCTGGATAGCCTCGCGCGCCGTACTCCCGCGGCCGTGCATAGCTGGCCGTGTAGACCGCCTCGATAGCGTCGTTGATCTCGGCGCCGGCGATGACGAGCGTGATCGAGCCCATGTCGAAGCTGTATTTCGCCTGGTCGTCAGGCCGGTCTGTGATCGTGAAATTCGCGCTTCCAATCACAGCCTTCAACGACGCCCGCAGAAAGCCGGTGTCGATCCGCATGTTCCCGCCGGCTCCGCGGGGTGTCTGCATCACCTCGATCAGGTCCTGGACGCTGGCATTCCGAACCGCGAGCATCCGCGCCTTGGTGTTGACGACGTCGGCGTTGACCTTGGCGAGGTACTCGGCCTGGCTCATTCGACGTTGGCGAAGAAGTCGATGCGATAGTTGACGTCGCAGCGGCAGCCGATCGTCTCCGACGCGGGAGCTCCGAGGCTGGTGTCGCCGGGGAAAAGCATGCGAGCGCCGGAGGGGCTGACGAACGGATCGCGGAGCGCAACGGTTTGACCGCTGAGGACGTGGTGAGTGTGGCGCACACGCAAGTCGGCGGAATCGCGCCAAGTCCGACGGACCGTGTTCTCAACCACCTTCCCTTGGTCGACCGCTTGCAAATAGGCCCGGTATTTCGCGGACTGGAGCGAAGTCAGCGTCTCCTTGCGCGCGATCGTCTCGCCTCGCAATTGGAGAAGGCGGGCCTCGTACCTGTCGGCGGCCTTACGGGCGATATCAGCCGGCAAGGCCTCTCCGTCCCGGATCGCCTTGACCACAGAGCGGTCGAAGCGCTTGTCGCGTCGCGTCCTGGTCAGATAGTGCTTCAGGGCCGACGGCTCCGCCGATGCGAGCTCATCCTTAGCAGTGGCGAGATACCCCGCCTGCTGACTGGTCAGGCCGATGATGCCGCCTTCGCGCTTCCCGGTCGCGGGGTTGACCTTGCCGGCGATCGCTCGTGCCGCAACGCGTGGGTTTTCCCCGAGCATCATGTTGCGCTCCAAGACCTCGCGGACAGCTTCTCGCTGGTCGTTGATGATCCGGGTCACCAAGCCCGAGGACTCGTTGCGCAGCCATGCCTCGGCGGCGTCATTGCGGCCGTCGAACCTGAAAACCGCAGCCTTGGGCAGCTTCATGGTGTCGGCGGCGCCCTGGCCGCCAGCCAGGAAGGTTTCTCGGATCGCCTCGAGCAGATCGTTGAACGCCGCGGTGTCGAGGTTCAGCGCCGCAATGGCGCCGGGGAGGTCGCCCGCCTCGATGGCCGCAGCCAAAGCCTGGAGGTCAACGCCGTCGCGCAGATCGGCCACGGCGTCCATGAACGCTTTCGCCACCTTCGGCCCATAGCGATCCAACAGCTCCTGGAAGAGCTGTCCTTGAGCGCCCGTGCCAGCCATCTGACTAGGGTTCGAGGATCTGCCGGACGTGAACCGCCGCGGCCGTCATGTGATCTAGGTAGGCGTCGAGGATGTCGTGGGTTTCCTGACGCATAGCAGCCAGGGTCTCGGGCGACGCCTTCCGAATGGTGGCGGCCTGGATCGACGACCCCTTGGCGATGATGTCCTGCAGGGCAGCGTGGGCCAGCGCACGCTCCTTCAAATGCTCACCGGCCATATGATGCAGTCCCCCTGGCGAGCGGCCTGGACAAGAGGATTAGCGCCATCCCGAATCCGGCAAGGACACAGGCCACCGGCCCGCCTATGCCGAGAGCGACGAAATGCAGGCCAAATCCCATTGCCACGAAACGTGCCTCGGTCATCACTTCCTCGCCTGGACCTCGAAGAAGACCACGATACCCGCGGGCGCGAACGGCTTCACCTGGACAATTGCATGCCCAGTCCCGTCTATCTTGAGCCGGTCGGACGGCTTCGGTGTGATCTCAAGTCCGCCGGCCGCGACTAGGACCCGCTTATCGGTCGCCTGAATCCGCGTCCCGTCGACCTCCCGGTTCGCATAGTCGAGCACGACCACAGTCGCCGGGTGGTCTGTGGCGCCGCGCGTCAGGATCGCTGCTTGGCCGAACTCTTCAATCAGCTCGTCAGCGTCCGCCTGGTCGGCGAGGTAGTCGTTGGTCACCCGCGCACCGCCGTTCCGACGAGGGCATTCCCGCCGGCGCTTCGCAGCAGCGGGGCCAGAACATCGCGGATCACGGTTAGCACTGGCCGCATCGGCATCGACGAGGGGGCGAAATACTCCTTCCGGAGCGGCCCCACAGCCTTCGACTTGATCTGCTCTCCGCCGTCATAGATAGGCGACAGCACCCCGGGCTTGCGTAGTTCGGCGTAGGAGGCCTCACAGGTCGCGGCTTTCACCTCCACCGGGATCTCGTTGTCCGGAATGAGGTAGCCCTCTGCGTCGTAGAACTCGGCCTGGGGCCAAGCCAACGCCTGATCGCGGCCATGCGTGCGGCGGCCGCGCCAGGGCATCGCGTTCGAGACGTACGTGGTGCCGCGGCGGATCGCCGGCTCGATCAGCTCGTCGCCGAAACCCGTGAGGGAGTATCCACGCGCCTCGCAGTAGCTCTTGAAGACCGAGAGGTCGACCAGGGCATCCGCATCCGGCTTTCCGGTGCCGTCTTCAACAACCAGCGACAATGACGTGCCTCCGGACTGAAGGATCAGAAGCAGGGACATCAGGCGGCCAAACCGCGCGTTTTGGTCCAAGCGTGCCAGAGAGATTGGAAGATCGCCTGCATGGAATAGGCCTCGAATTCAATCGAGGGGGCCTTCTCTTCCATCTCGTCGCGCACGGCCTGCCAGACATGCGTGGCCTCGTGCACCATCAGGCCAAGCACTTCGATCTGCGAATGCCGCTTTTCAGCGCCGTCTTCGATGGTAACGATGAGGCAGACCTTGCTGTCCTTCGCGAAGGTGGTGCAGCGACCGGCGGTCCCTGTCGGGTAGGGCTCGCCGACACAACCCATCTTCTCCATCTCACGCTTCCAGGCCCGCTCGTTCGGACAGAAGCCGAAATAGACCGGCTGCCAGCCTCGGTCGCACCACGCGACCCGATCCTTTCGCTTCCCCACTACCGCCCCCTTTTGCGGCGCTCTTCCCTCCGCAGGAGCGCCAACTCGGTGACCCCTGCCGAGGAATGGAAGTTGACACCCATAGCGGTCAGGTCGGCGTTGATCTCGCGGCGCGAGAGGTCGTTGCCGGCTGGATGCGGCGTGTCGACCTCATGGACATACCGCACACTGCGCGGTTTCATTTAAGGCACTGCCTCCTCGGGCGGCGAGGTATCGCTCTCGCCTTCCGCTTTGGCCGGCTCAATTTGCTCGCCCACGCCACCAGCAGCCTCGGCGGCCGCGCCGTCCTCCGAAGCAGATCGGCGCGTCAGTTCGGCCTCGATTGCCAGCGTCGCATCGGCCTTGTTGCGAACCGGGGTGTCGGCGAACACGGCGGCCAGACCGCGCAAGGTGAGGCCGGCGTCGGTCGGCTTCGACCAGGGCAGGCTGGCCCAGTCATCGGGAATGTAGACCTTGGCGCGCTCGGCCGGGTCGGCGATGGTCGGGACCAGGGAGGCCGGCGGGCCCGACGAAGCCGTCACGGAAGCGGAGCCGTCCTCGATCACCTCGACCTCGACATCGAGCGCCTGGTAGTCGGCGACGATCTTCGGCCAGTCGCCGACGACGATGACCTTGGTCACTCCCTGCCGCGGGGTGGAATAGAACCGCGGGTTCGCGTATGCGCGGCCGGGCACGAAATCCGTGCTTTGGCGGGAGTAGATCAGCTCGAAAGGCTTGGTCATCGGCGTCTCCTGCCATTGGCCGGAGGAGTCCCCTCCCCCGGCGCAGGCGGTTGAGGGTTAGGACTGGGTCGCGTCGCCGATGGCGATCACACCAGCGGTGTGCTTGATCGACGTCGCCGTCTTGTCCCAGTTGGAACCGGTGGCGAGTTCCGCGTCGGTCGGGGACTTGCCGCCGTTGGCGGTGTCCCAGGTGTAGCCCTTCAGCGCGAGGCCGAAGGTGTAGTCGACCTGCAGGGTGGTCTCGATCCGCTCCTTGCCGTTGGTGGTGGAGACGTTCGAGATCACATCGCCGCTGTCGTAGACGGTCGCGGCGCCCTCGACGAGCGACAGCACCTTCTCGAGGTCGTCGCCCGGGGACTTGTCTTCGAACAGCGCCGGCGCGTCGGTGACGATGACCGCCTTGCCGAGGATGTCGATGACGGTGACGTTACGCGCCTCGAACAGGTGATTGGCGTTGGTGAGATTCTGACCAATCAGCTTGTGGAAGACGCTACCGGTCATGACCTCGGCCACGAGGCTTGCCGACATGTCGCCGAACTTGGCGTGCGAGCCGTTGATGGCGCGATAGCTGACCCCGCCACCCGGGCTGGTCGCCGAGACGTTGTTGGTCGCGGCCGCTTGGGCGGAGATTGCAGCGACGAGCGCGGCGATGGCAGTGTTCAGCTGGTCGGCCAGGAGGGCCTCGGCGAAGTTTCGCGAGGCCACCTCGATGCCTTCGGCCGTCGGCTTCTGCAGCCAGGTCATCTGACCCGGCTCGAACCGGATCGGGCCGAACCCGCCGGCGACCTTCACGCCCGAGGCCTTCAGCTGGGTCAGGTCGGTGACGTTCGCCGCGTTGTTGGTGGCGTAGCGGTCGACGCGGCGCTGAGCCGAGTGGATCGAGGCGTAGAACGACTCTTGGAGGAAGTCGCCGTCGAAGCCTTGAGTGGTGAGGCGGATCGCGCCAGCCGACGCTTCGTTGAACTTGTCGATCATCTGCGCCAGCGTCTCGATGGTCGCCGGCATGATGTATTCGTTGAACACCTGCATGTGGGACAGGGACATGATCTTACCCTTTGCTCTCTGACTGTGGGTTTCTCGGGAGTTGCGCGGGGCTTCCCGCCCCGCCTGGTCGGCTGGCCCTCATCCCGAGAAACCAGACGTCTTCTCGACCGCTCTAGGCGGCCGGGAGCTTGAACTTCGCTGCGATGGCGGCGCGGCGCTCCTCGCGCGAGCCGCCCATATCGCCCTTGGTCTGCCCGCCGCGCTCGCTGTCGACCTGCTTGCCGGTGCCGGATTGGCCATCGCCGTCGAAGGCGCGACCGTAGCGTTCCGACGAGCGCATCTCGCCGATCAGGTCGGCGATCGACATGGGCTCGGCCTTGCCGTTGACCCGGGTGTTTCCGTCCTTGTCGATGACCTCGACCGAAAACTTGCCGTCCTGGCCTTCCTTCACGCGGGTCTGGCCCTGGACATGCGGCAGCAATAGCTCGACAGAACCCTTCGCCTCGGCGATGGCGGCAGTGGCGACGCTGTCGATGAGAAGGCTGCTGACGGTGCTGGTGAGTTTCCCGATCCGGTCGTCGCGGCCGCCGAGCTCGGTTTTATGGCTCTCCAGAAGCTGGGTCTTCAGGCTCTCGAACTTGGCGTTCGCCAGCTGGTCGGCCTGGTTCTTGGGGTCGATCGCCTTCAGGCTCTCCAACTCCTCGAGCGACTGAAGGACCTTGGCCGGGTCCATGGCCTTGCCTTCACGATCGACGAACTTGGACAGGGCGGTGCTCGCGGTCTGCGCGGCAGTACGCTCACGCCCCAGAGCAGTCTTCAGACCGCCGACGTCCTCGAGGTTCCAGCCCCCGACGGCTTCGACGGCGAGCACAAACTTCCCCTCAGCGCCTTCGTCCTTTGTGCCGGCGCGGTAGTGCTCGCGCATGGTCTCGGGCGCGTCGTCCAGCTTTTCGATGATGGCCTTGATCGCCATAGGTCTTTCCTTCCGTCCCGGAGAGGTGCGCTTCCCGCGCGGTGATGGCCCGAAGGTCCCCTTCGGCGCCGAAACTGATGGGTTAGGCTGCGAGCCAGTCGGTCGTAGGCGCCCCGAGCAGATGCTGGGTCCAGCCGGACATTGATCGGGCCCGATCCCGGATTGCCGGTAGGGCCTGCTTCCAGCCCAGCTGGTGGGCGCCTGCGCCCGTCCAAGGCGCCGCATCGAAGAAGTGCCCCGTGACAGGCGCCATCGGGATTCCGCAGAGCAAGGCACAGTCGAAGCCGAGGTCGGTCAGCGCCACCTTCAGCGCGAACAGGCCCGACGAACCGGTGTCGGACTGGCCAGGGAAGCGCATTTCGACAAGTTCCACGTCCCGGCCAGGGGCGCCCCTCCGGCTGCTCGCGGCCTCATGGTGCCCGAAGACTCTCAGAGGCCGCTCCTGGCCGCACTGGGCGCGCCTGGCGAGCCATAGAGGCCACTTCTCAGGGTGCAGGCTCACTGCAGCGTCGATTGGGCCCGGCCAGAACGCGGTGGCGTCGTTGCAGGTGACGACCCCGTGGAATTCACCGAGGTCCAAGGCAGCTTCGACATCGTCCCAGAGACACCCGGCGCCGCCGAGCACCAGCGCGGTCCTCACCGCCAATGCTCTAGGATCGGGTGGCCGGACGGCAGTTCGTGCGGTTTTTCTCGACCGTGGAAGTAGCAGATGCGGGTGTCGCCCAGGCCTTGGCCGCGGACCGCGCCCTTGTAGCTCTGCACCTGCCCAGGGAAGACGTCGTCGATGAAGACGTGTGGTTCCGCCCTCACCTGTTCCATGTCGTCAGCCCGCTTCGGCGCAGTCGCGACGTGACCCATCCCCCGTGGGACCAGCGCCACCCCATTGCAGGCCCGCTGCGGCGCGTAGGGATCGCGCGGGAGGGCAAAGGGCATGTCGTCCCGGCAATAGGCCGCCAGGTGGTCGATGTTGCCCGTCACGACAGTGTCCAGGCCCACCAGGATCATCGGTACGCCCATTTCATAGGGCTGGATGCAGTCGATGTAGCTGGGTCGGGCTGAGGCGATCTGGCGTTGGCCGATCGGCTCGGCGAATGACCGCGGACGGTCGACGTAGCAGACGAACTGAAAGGGCTGCGTCAGGTTGCGGGCGAACCCGCGATAGAGCTTCTCGACCCAGGTCTCATCGTACATCGCCGAGAACGACCTGCTCTGGCTATTGGCCTGCCAAAACAGCGTGGCGACGGTGATCACGAGACAGATCGCGTCGGGCGCGCTTCGAGGCCGCGCATCAACACCCCTTCAAGATAGAGCAGTTCACAGGGCCACGGCGCGCGCGCCCCCTTCTGCTCATTGCAGCGCTGATGGGCCAGCAGCTTGTTTCGATGCAAGCCGTAACCGGCCGAACGTGGGCGCACATGATCGAGGGTTGGGAAGCCCTCTCGGTTCCGGCGTCGACGATCTGGGGTCCCAGCCGGAAAAGGCGTCTCAAACCGCTCGCCGCACAGGTAGCAGCAGTTTCGCTGAAGCTTGCGCAACCGCTTGGTTTGCACGCCGTCGGAGATCATCCGGCCCGCCGCATCCGACGTTTGGTCCAGGCCGGGTTGATCTCCACAATCGTCCCATCGCGCCTGAACAGGTGACCTGGCGGGATGTCTCGATCACAGGCGGCTAGTGCCGCCACCATCGCGCCGGCTCCGATCGAAACCCCCGGGAGGATCACGGCTCCGGCTCCGACGCTGGCCCCATCCCCTACCCGCACGGCCACGCAGCGCCCGTCGCGCAGCATTTCGGCATCCCATCCGGTCTTGTCGACGCGCGGCCAGAGGTCATTGCAGAGCGTCACGTTCGGCCCGACGAAGACGTCGTCACCGATCACGAACCCTGGGCCCATCATGACCCCGCCACTGATGACGCAGCGGTCACCGAAGCGAGGTCCGTGAAGCATCGTCGAGGGGCTTACCGAGCAGTCCTCGCCCAGTATCGTACCGCCAGTGACCGAGGCGAACTGCCAGACTCTGGTCCGCGCGCCCACCACGGCGTCCTGCACATGGGCCAGGGGGTGGATGACGGCGCTCTCGGCAATCACGCCGCCAACTCCGGGTCATTTGCCGGGGGCGTGATAGCTCCCCTGGCCTCGGCTTCGTCATCGAGGTCGGGGAGTTCGTCGATCAGACGTTGCTCCTCGGCTTCGGCATCAAAGTCGCCGGATAGGATGCTGCGGCGCTTCAGTTCGGCCCAGTAGGTCTCTCGCGACAGGTCCCCGTTCTTCCGCGCTTCGGTTAGCGTGGTCGGGCCCTTATCGTCGGCAACCTCAGCCCCGAAGTCGGTGAAGACGCGAACCTCGGGCGCCTTGGCCTCATTCAGCCACTTAGCTGTGTAGACCAAGGCCTGTTCCAACGCGTCCTTGAGGCGCAGCGCCCAGGCCTGGACGGCGGAGTTGCCTTTCTGGGCCGCGAATGCCGTGGTCACGACGGTGAGGTTGCCGGTCTCAGCGGTCAGGGGCTGGCGGCCGAGCTCTCGCATCTGTTGCTCGGTCCGCTTGATGTCATCGGCCAGGAACCTCAGCGATTCCGCCGTGGGCTCGATGAACGACCATTCGCCGTGGTTGGCGTTCTCGAAGCTGGCCGGCGGCGCATAGAGCACCGACTTGGGCCCCACGTTGATCGGCTTGGGATTGCCCTGCTCGTCCCGATCAGGTGACACGCCGTTGCCGGTCAAGATCGGATATGCCGATTGGGTCTTCGCCGACTTGAGGGCGGACTCCTGTTCAAAGAGCTCGACCTGCAGGTCAGCGATGTCTCGCATAGGCGGGACGAAGCGCCAAGAGGCCCCCAGTCGGCGGCCAACCGCGAACGGGACCAAGGCGATTTCGCCGATGCTGATTGAGCCGCTTTCCACGACCTCCCAGCCGCCGCGCCCCCGACGGTTCGACACCTTCTGATAGACGGTGAAGGTCGCAGGCGCGTAGCCGACGACGTTCCTCTTCGAATCGATGACCGGCTCGCGATCGAGGACCCGGACGCGCTCGACGCACTTCTCATCGAAGCCGGATTGGACCGTTGTGGTCTCGGCGAAACGCGCGTGGGTGAAAACCTCGGTCTTTCCGACCATAGCGCTGTAGACCGCCAGCATCCGGGTTGCCGGGATGTGGACCCAGTAGGGGCGCAGGCCCTGCTTGCGCTCATCCTCGAGCGTCAGCTTGGCGCCGTCAGCCCTTGGCGCCGCCTTGGTGAAATCGACCAAGATCCAGTCGATGGCGCGAGCGAGGCCGTCGTAGAAGGTGTTCGAGGCGAAGACATGCAGGTTGTTGCCGCGCCCATCGATATCCTCCGCAAGCTCCTTGAAGCGCGGGCCTGCGGAATCGACCAGCCCAAGCTCTTCGGAGAAAGGCTTCGCTGCAAGTCCACCGAGGATGTCCGCAAAGATATTGGTGAACTTCGCCGTCTTCCGCCTGTACTCGTAGTCTTGGGTCGTCTCGTTGGGGAAGCGAACCAGGTAGGTCTCGCCGGCTGCGCGCATCGCATCTGTGCCGCCGAGGATCGTGTCGACCTTGGTCCAGTACGGAGCCATGGCGTCATAGTCGGCGCTCGTCGCGTCGGGTGCTGTCGCCATCCTCACCCCCTCGCGCTTCCGTAGGTTCCGACCAATCCGCCCGTCTGTGGTGCTCGTCGCAGGTCCTCGACCGCGTAGCGGAGCGCATCGATGACGTGGTTCTTCTTGTCAGCCAGTTCGGGCAGGACTTCCTCAGTCAGCTTGTCGATCTTGTAGCTGTAGAGGCTGAGTTCATCGATCGTGTAGGGGCAGGTCTCTCGCACCCAGATGTCGTAGTTCTGCAGGAATGTGACGCCCTGCTCGACTGACCCTGCACCTTTAATTGCCCCAGTGATATTGAACCCGCGCTTCTTCATGAAGGCGATGGTCTCGGGCCTGGCGCTGTCGGCCCGGATCGGCCACTTGGCCGCCCCGCTCACGCCTCGGCGGTTCTTGGTGTTCTCCCAGCGCGCGGGCGTACGTTCGTCGGTGCCCGCAAACAGCGCTGGCGTGTCGTCCAGCTCGCAACCGACCTCGTAAGCTTCCTCGTCTACCAGGATCCGACGGTTCTTCTCGTCGACGTAGACCTTTACCAGGACGCTCGGATCGATGCTGAAGCCCCAGTCCGCGCCATAGTAGGGGCGCAGGCCAGCTGGCACTTCGAACTCGCAGATCCGCCAGTTGGTGAAGACCGCCGCCTTGGTGCGCTTCTGATAATCGCCGAGCCAGATGTGGGCGTACTTGTCGGGATCACGGCGTCGATCGCGCTTCATGTCAGCAGACAAAGCCGTGCTGTAGAACCACGGATTGTCGTGATAATTGACCCGCACGCAGACGATGTCGGGATCGGTCGCAGCATCCTCGCTGCGCATGAACTTATCGACGGGATCGCTGGCCTTCCGCGGGTTCCAACTGAACCAGATCTCGGCGCCTGGGACACGTAGGGTCGGCGTGAGCAGGTCCAGCGAGCGCTGGCTGAGCGACTGGGCCTCTTCGACCCACGCAATGCGGAACCCTTCCAGCGACTTGATGCTGTCGGCAGTGTGGTTCTGCATCCCTTGGAAAACGATGATGCCTGAGCGGGCGCCGTCGTCATCGAGGACATGAATCTCGGTGTCGAGCACCTCGAAGAAGGCGCCGACTCCAAGCGCCTTGATCTTGTCAGTGATGAGTTGCTTGACCGACTGGTCGAGCGACTTCTGGATTTCGCGAACGCAGACCGCCCGCGTAGTGGGGTCGGCTAGGCACTCCTCGACAAGAAGCTCTGCGAAAAAGTGCGATTTGCCGCTGCCGCGGCCGCCATACGCCCCCTTATAGCGGACGGGCCGGAGGAGCGGGAGAAACGCCCTCGGCGTCTCTATCCGCAGGGTCGATGATAGCTCGTTCGATCCGACGGACGGTTCGGATGGGCGAATCTTCATCGCCGCCGCCTGTCAGCGCGATCTTTTCGCCGTAGCGCTTCGGATCCCACTTCGCCAACAGCTTCAATCGGGTTTCGATCCGCAGTTTGGAGCGCTGGACGAACTCGGTGTCGCAAACCTCGCGCTCCTCGCCATCTCGGCCAACGGTTTTGCGATCCCCGCTGGCGTCATCGGCGATGGCCAAACACTCGGCGGCGAGAACGTCGAAACCCTCCTCGCGCGCACGCGCGAAGTGTCGGGAAAACTCCGGCTTGGCTTTCATCCAATCGTAGATCGTCGACCGGTGAGGCATGCCCTCATCGCGACAGATCACGGCGAGGGGCTCGCCTGTCGCCAGGCGGTTACAGATCAGCAGCGCCACTTCGTCGCTGTAGTCGCTGGGGCGTCCAGGCCCGCGCTCCGCGCTCGGCGCTTCCTGCTCGCTCATGCTTCCTCGGCTGGCCAGCGGCCCTTATGGTGACGCTATGAATGGACGTTCGATCGCGCGCGATACCGCCCTTGCGATGGCTGTCGCTATGCCGGGCCTCGGCGTATTCCTGCTCTGGGCAATCACCGGCGGCGCCTTTCAGGACGGCGGCTGGATCAAGGGTTGGCAGACCCTAATCGCAGGTCTGATCGCCATAGTCGCGGCGCTGATAGGCGGCGGATTCATCATGCATCAGGTTCGAGCAGCCGAGCGCCTGGAGGAGGCCAGGCGCGAGCGCCGGTTCAGAGGGGCACGAGCCGGGCTATCCGCGGTTCTGAGCCTGATCGGCGACTACCGCGACGGCTGCGCTAAGGAGTTGGATCGGCTCTATGGGACGATGAAGTCCCCAACCTTGCTCATCCCGCGGGGAGTTTGCGAGTTCCCCCAGCCCGCTCCCGAAGTCGTCCCCGGGTTGCGTGAAATCGTGGAGCTCGGCTCGGACCACGAAGCGGAGGTAGTCGCCGACATCCTCTCGCACCTACAGATCGTGCGCTCGCGCCAGCGTTCGCTCTCTGAGGCCGTTCAGCGCAAGTCGCACCTCATCGTCGGTGCGCCAGATCTGGAAAGCGGCGTGTTCGACATCGCGAAGCTCGACGCCATGGCCTCCAGATTGTTCGACTTTGCCCGTCGGCGGGGTGAGTGCCCGGCACGGACAGTCACCAATGAGGAAGTGCTCTCTGCTCTCTACCGGCTAGATGTCCACGACGACCTGCTCGAAGCGGTAGCCGACAAGTATGGCCTGCGGGCCTAACGTCGATCTGGTATCGCGCCTCAGAGCCAGGCCTCAGGGTGAGGGCTAGCCGAGCCCTCCCTATGACGGGGGCGGAGACTGCCGTTCTGCGGGTGATGGTCTGCTCTGGGCGCGATTGGTCGCCTTGCGGCTGAAAGAGAAACGCCCCGAGCCGAAACCCGGGGCGTGATGGTGCTCTTCAACCTCGGTCAGGCCGTCGGACACAACCCGACAGCACCGGCATGGGTGTGGTCGGTCGTGCGGGCAATCAAGCGGGCGACGAACGAGGCCCGTCTCGCCTTGCCATCGGCGTAGGTCGCGCGCTCGACGTCGTGGACATCGAGTTGGCGCCGCGCCTCGGCTTCCGGCGGCGGGAACGCGATCTCCATCGCTCGGCTGATGACAGCCGCAGCGGCGTTGAAGGCGATCGAGATCGCACTGGCCACGATGGTGAAGAGGCTGACGAAGAAGTAGCGACTGAGCTTCATGATGAGCCCCTGCTCTTAGGGCTCTCCGGGCAGATCGCGGCGGAGAGATCGGACTAGCCGATCTGGGTTGGCGGGCGACAGGCCCGCAAATGCTGGTGGGAGGGATTGACCGGGCCGCCCCAGGCGCACCAACTCAATCTGCGCTTTAGGATTGCGAAATTTGGTCGTCTCGCAAGCCGATCTTGAGGCGCTCTCGCGCCGATGCCGCAATATGCGGTATTTTCCCGTCATTCTGCCGCAAAATAACGTATCGTTCGCTCATGACTGGTTCGCAGCTCAAGGCATGGCGATTGAGGATGCGGCTGAAGGTCCGCGACGCCGCAGAGAAGCTGGGCGTCTCGCTCGATACCTATGGGCGGTTGGAGCGGCGCACGCGGGTTCCGCGGTACATCCAGCTGGCGTGTGCGGCAGTGGCCTATGGGCTGCCGCCGATGGAGAGCTAAGGTACCTACTCGGCGGGCCTCGGCGGTACCTTTTCGATCCTCTTCAGATTCCAGAAGGCGCGCAGCTCCGAGCGCCCATGCCTTTGTGAAAAGGCATCTTGAAGATCGAACGCGAAATTATTGGTCGCGGGCCAGTCATGTTTGATCAACGCTCGCGCGGTCTCCACCAACCCATCGACTTCATGGATTTTGAGCCTCGCTTTGGCTGCATTGGAGCCGCTGAACGCGAGGGTCCCCGCACCTTTTTCGAGAGTTGTCGCATCCTCTGCGAGCTCGTTGATTTCCATTCTCAGACGCCGGACGGCGCTGAAGGTGTCGGCGTACAAGCCCAACAGCCCAGGAAGATTGATCAAGTCGTCGAACAGCGCGGGCTTGCCGAGCTTGCTGATGACGACGAGCTCCCCTGTATCAAAGGAGATGCCGGGAAGATCGGCGGTAAAGGCCTTCATCGCAGCACCGAGGGACATCCCACTCTTTTCGGCGCGCTGTTCCGCCTCAGAAATTTGTTCATGGACCTGCCGCAGCGCGTTGAGGGCAAGCAGGACTTTCATCATAGCTGTCATGCAGCCGACGAGATCGGTCTCCCGCGCGGCATCTTGCCTGTCGCGAATAGCCTGATCGCGGTCTGCTTGCCGTTGGCCGGATTCGTTCCTGAATGCCTGTCGCTGAAGGACGTAGCTGATTATGCCGCTGATCGCTGAGCCGACCACGGCGCCAGTCACGCCGGCAACAAACTCCGAATCCATCGCGCCTCTCCCCAGCACATTGTGGGTCGGCTAGGCGGCTTCGTCCAACGGCTTCGCCCGTCGCGCCCGCTCCGCCACCAGGCTCCGGCCCGCCGCATCCAGCCCCGACACCAGCAGGCGCCGCACGGTCCGCGGGTCGGCTCCCATCGCCACGGCCGCCTGACCAAGCCGCATGCTCCGCCCGCAGATGTGATCCAGGGCGTCCTTCTGCCTCTCGGTGATCCCGGCAGTGAAATCGCGATAGTCCTGGCCGGCCTCGATGACGCGGGGCTGAGGCCCCTTCGGTCCGTATCCGCCGCCGCCTTCGCCGCCGCTCGACGTCATCCCCTGCACGACCTCGAACACCTCGCCGTAGTGCTGGCCGACGGCGAGCCTTCGATCCGCATCGGGGCCGTCGCCGAGATGGCCGGCGGCGAAGGCGTGCTGGACGCCGGTCAGCTTCTTGACGCGCACCGCACGGGAGTACATGAAAATCGCGATCCCACGGTTCTTGCCGCTGCGATGCACGACCTTCGCGCCGTAGTCGTCGCGTTTGATCTCGGCGGTTTCTGCCTCGTGCGCCTGCAGGATTTCGCCGCGCCCGACCGCGCGGATCAGCGGTTCGCGGGCGGGTCCGAGCAGGTCATAGACAAACTGCTCCCGGCCCTTGATCTCCGCCAGCTTCTCGCTCAGGCCGCGCACCTGGTTCTCGGCGCGCTTGATGGCCTTTCGGTTCTTCTTCACGTCGCCGGCCCGCAACTTTTCGAGCTCGGCCTGGGCGGTGAGGAGCTTCCCCTCGGCCTGGGCGATCTTCAGGACGAAGCCGGGGTCCCGGAGCGGGGCGTTGAGGGCGCGCACTCGGTTCTCCTCCAGCAGGCGGCGGCGCTTTTCCTCGCTGGTTTCGGCCGGAGTGGAATCGGTGACGACGTTCACGAGAAGACTCCCTGGGTTTTTGCGATGGGCGCAGGCTTGCGTCGCTGCGGCGGCTTCTCTGGAACCATGGCCTGGACCAATAGGAAGAACCCGGCGCCGGCCAGCGACGAGGCGAGGTCGAGGACCATGAGATCACCATAGGCTTGAACTGGGATGGTGATCGCCATCCAGCGGACCAGGAGTCCAAGTGGATGCGTGCGCCAGCGCATAACGACCGCATTCAGCATTCTGGGGGCGAAACGCGCTGCGTTGAACTCTTCCACCGCGCCGTTCACGAGCATGCAGACGAGCCATACCCAAGCCGCGCCGTCCATCTTCCCTTCGGTCATCCAAACCGTGAATCTTCCGACCAGGTAAGTGACGAAAGCTGCGCGGATCAGGGTGATGCGAGGAACCTCAAAACGGTTCCACACCTCAAGCACGGCGTGGTCTACGAGGCCGAGCAACGCGGCGTCGAGTTTGGCGAGGAACTTCACGCCACCCTCCCTTCAGCCGGCGCCGGCATGTAGCCGTTCGCCATCAGTGTTTCAGCCGAGAGTGTGCATCCCGGCTTTCCCGGCGGCGGGCCCCACTCCAGGCGGTTCCAGTATGCGTTGGCGCGATAAGCGGTGATCCGGCGATTCCAGACCGCTGCCGGGTCGGCGATCGCCGTGACCGCTGGTGCCGCCATCGTCGTCTTGGGCGCGTCGTTGATCGCCCTGGCCATCCAATTCCGCCAGGTCGCGGGCCAGTCGGCGTATCGGGCGTCTTTGCCGAGCGCCCAGTTGCGGAATCGTTCGGCCTGGTAGGTGGCATCGACGTTGGCGCCGGCCTGACGGGCTTTCTGCTGCTCCTCCACGATCACCACAGCCGATGGGAAGTCCGTCGGGATCGGCGTTGCGGCTTTCCGGCGCGATCGCTTGGGCTCGGGTTCCTCGCCGAACAAATCCTCGTTGCCCCCCTTGGGGGGCTTAAGGGGGTCTTCTTTTCTACTCTTCTCTACTCTCTCTAGGGCCGCAACTGGCTGTTTTTCCTCGCGATCGATATCGAGAAGTCCGGGGTTCTGGCTGACACCTGCCGACTTCTCCTCGACACCGCCCGACTTCTCCTCGACCTGGGCGACGTTTTGGGCGGCCTCGCGGCGGCCGGATCGGGACTTCGAAGGCCCCTTCACTGCCTCCCGCTCGGCCTCGAAGGCGGGGTTGGAGATGAAGCTCTGACCTCCCTCGGTGAACCGCAGCAGTTTCCCGCGCTCGACCAGGCGCGCGATGATCGGGTTCAGCTTCTGGACCGCGCAACCGCAGTGGGCGGCGATGTAGGCCGCGTTGTCCTCGACCGGCCGCCAGGTCAGGTACAGGAGGTCGAGGACGGTGTTGTAGACCCCGCGCTCCTCCAGGCTCATGCCCGCCATGCCGGCTAGGGCAAGGCCAGGGTCGCGGCGATAGAAGTTCTCCCGCTTCTTCATGCCCCCCGCTCCTCGTCTTCGATGTGGTCGTACTCGGCGAAGAATCGCTGCTTGTCGGTGCCCTCGGGGCCGCCCCGCTGCTTGCCGCAGATCACGTCCAGCTGCCGGCGCACTTCCTCGCAGCGGACCTCCCAGTCCAGGTGCTTGGGGCCCGGCGGCGGCTCGGCCTTTTGGAGGTAGTAGAACTCGCGGTAGGGGAAGAGCACGACGTCGGCGTCCTGCTCGATGCTCCCCGACTCCCGAAGGTCGGCCAAGTGCGGCCGCTTGTCGTCGCGGCTCTCGACCTGGCGCGATAACTGAGAGAGCAAGATCAGGGTGATCCCAGCCCGCCTGGCCAGCAGCTTCAGGCGCATCGTCATCTCGGCCAGGACGGAGGCCTCGTTGCGGCCGTTGGCCTTGGGTCGCCGCATGAGCTGCAGGTAGTCGATCGCGACGGCGCCGATCTTCCCGCGGCGGCTGAGGGCCCAGACCTTCCGCTCGACGTCCTCGACGCTGAGGCCGGCGCAGTCGTCCAGGATGAGGTTCGGCGGCACGCGCCGGCGGGCCTCCTCGATGTTCATGAAATCGAGCGGCGTCAGAGACCCCGACGACATCGCGCGGTACTCGACACCCTCACCGTCGCCCAGCTGGTAGGTCAGGGACGACAGCTCGCGCTGCATCATCTCCTCGGGGCCCATCTCCAGGCCGAGGAAGAGGAACAGGTGGCCAGGATTGCGCTCGGCGGCTCCATGGACGATCCCGCGCGCCAGGGAGGTCTTCCCCATCCCCGGCCGGCCGCCGATGACGATCTTCGCGCCCTGTTTCAGGCCGTTCAGGCGCCGGTCGATGCAGCGCAGGCCGGTCATCAGACCGCGGGGCCGGCCGTGGGCGGCGGCCTCGCGCATCTTGGCCACAGCCTCCTCGGCGGCCTTGGGTGCGTCGATCATCGACGCCTCGCCAGGGGCAGCGTCGAGTTCGACCAGTTCGAGCTCGCGGCGGAGGTTGGCGGCGACCTCGAAGGCGGCGATGTCCGAGGCCTCCCTGGCAGTCTTTAGTCCCACCTCGCAGACCTGCATGATCTCGCGCCGAAGGGCCTGGTCGAACACCTCGCGGGCATAGTCCGCCGCGCTGGCCGCAGGCGGGGCCCGGTCGACCAGATCCGCGAGGTACGCCAGCCCACCGAGCTCGGCAAAAGCAGGGTCCTTGGACATCCGGCCGGCGAGGATGATCGGCTCGGCCATCTTGCCGGCGGCGGCCTCGGAGGTGATCGCTTCGAAGAGCCGCTGATGGAAGGGCTCGAAAAAGTGGGCGGCCTTCACCGTCCCGTTGATCAGGCCGAGGGCGGTGTTGTCATAGAGGATCGACCCCAGCAGCGCCTGCTCGGCCTCGATGTTGATCGGGACGTCGACCACGGTCTCGGCGCTCACTTCACGCCTCCGACCATCTCGTCGCCAAACGCGTAGGCCGACATCGCCGCGAACTCGGGGCCGGCCTCATGGAGCAGAGCCACCAGCCAAGCGCGGGCCATGATACGGCAGGCGTCGATGCGCTCGGCCGGGTCGAGGTCCTGTAGGTCGTGACGGACGGCCTTGTCGGCCAGGGCGCGCAACTGGGTGGGGGTGGGTTTGGTCATGTGTCACCCATCATCCGAACAAGGAGAGCTGCGCCGGCGGAGCCGCGGGCAGCGAGGTCATGAGCGCCAATTCGGACCGCCAGAGCGCCTTGTGCGTCAGCAACGCCGTTTCCGAGCATTCGAAGCTCGTCAATCCGGGGGGCCATGACATCAGCCACTCCACGAACCGCGCGTTCAACTGCCGCCTGAAAGTCGGCCGCACCCAGGCGCTCGCCCGTTCGCGCGTCCATCCACGCCGATGCACCCTGACCTGCGCCCCGCCGTGCTTTGCGGGCTTGCGAGCGGCCAGCGCGTCCCGCCGGCGGATCGCCAGCAGCAACAAGGCCCTGCGCTCCCATCTCAAGGCGCAGTCGGTCGTAGCGCGATACCGCCGGTAGCAGGCCAGGAGCGACGAGGGCGACATGTCGCCAGGCGTCGACGTCTCCGGGGCCAGGAGGCCGGAGGAAAGGGCGAGCGCCTGACCGTTCATCAGCGCTTCGTCCGCCCGGCTCCCCGACCTCGCCTTCCGGCCGCCCATCACATCCGCGACCGACGGCGTAGACCAGTTGATCCCCGCCGCCATCTCCATCGTCTTGTTGTAGGAGCGGCTGTTGCCCGGCTGGTGACTGGCCCCGAAGCTCAATGACGTTGGAGTCGGCCACGTCGTTATCTGCGCTCCGAGGTCCGTGATCGCCCCGCCGGGCTTGCGGCCCTTCCGACGAAGAAAGCTCTCTGCGTCGCCGTTGCTGGGTTGAGCCGTTGGCGTCGCCCAGGTCTTCGCAGCAGCCGGAAGACTTGGATTGCCGCCCGCGAATTTCTCCGGCGCCTTTTCCCCGTCCAACGCGTTTGGCGTCGGCCAGGCCTGCACCAACACGTTCAGGCTGGTGATCGTCTGCCGCGCGCCTCCCTTCATCCGCGCCTTCATCGCCAGATGCGCCTCGGGCCTCTTGTTGTCGTCCTGGCCAACAGGCGTCGGCCATGAACCAGTCAGCGACGCCGAGGATGAAGACGCGAAGGCGTTCGTGCGGGAGACCCATTTGGTCCGCTCGGACGACGACGAGCGTGCACGTGTAACCAAGCTTTCGTAGGTCTCGCAGAACCCGGGCGGCGCCAGGGATTTCGTCAGCCCCCGCCGAGAGGAAGCCGCCGACGTTTTCGATGAGGACGAACCACGGCCTCGCCTGCGCGATGATCCGTCGGGCGCCGCGTGGAGCCCACAGGTCGCGCTCGTCGGTGCTGCCGCCCCGGCGCCCGGCCAGGCTATGCGGCTGGCAGGGGATTCCGCCAATGAGGCCATCCACGCGGCCACGGAAGCGTCGGCCCGGGAAGGTTCGCACATCGCTCCAGACAGCCGCCGGAGCCATGAGACCGTTCTCAATCTGCGCGACCAGTGAAGCGACGGCGAAGCTTTCCCTCTCCACACACAGGATTGGGCGAGCACCTGGGATCGCCAGCTCGACGGCGCGGTCCAGTCCTCCCCCTCCGGTGCAGAGGGAGATGAGGTTGAGGGGCTGGTGTTCGGGACGAAGAGCCAGGCCATTCATGCGGCCTCCCCGGCGAACAGCGGACCCGCGCCGGCCGCGGCGTCGTGGCCCACGCCATCGACCCGCGCGAGTCCAGCGCGCAGCCGGCGAGCCGACAGCTCGGCGTACTCAGGGTTCAGTTCGATCAGCGTGCAGTCGAGGCCCAGGGCGTCGGCGACGAGGCCAGTGGTCCCGGCCCCGCCGAAGGGGTCCAGCACACGGCCACCTTTCGGACAGCCGGCCAGCAAGCAGCGCTCGGCCAGTTCCGGCGGGAAGGTCGCGAAGTGCGCCTCGCTGAAGGGCCGGGTGGCGACGTTCCAGACCTGGACCGGCGCAGGTTCGTAGTTGCGCAGGGAACGCGAGCCCGAGTAGTCGACGACTTCGCGATCCGGCCGAAACTGCGGCTTCTGGCCGTGCTCACCGGACGAGAGCTTGCCCTCACGGGCGAAGGAGTTCTTGAGCCGCTTGGTTGCGACGCTCTCGCCCTTCTCGCGCCCCTGCCGATGGTGCGAGCCGTGTCCGCCAGGGCCGGTGTCCCAGCCGTCGGGCACCTTGTACTCGCCGGTCGAGACCCGACCCTGCCGCACGGCCGCGGCGTCATAGTGGTAGCGCGGGGCCTTTGACAGCATGAAGATCTTCTCGTGCGAGGTCGCGGGCCTGTCCTTGATGCTCTCGGGCATGGGATTGGGCTTGGCCCAGATGATTTCCGAGCGGACCCACCAGCCGGCTTCCTGCAGGGCGATGGCGAGCCGGTTCGGGACCATGCAGAGGTCCTTGGACTTCAGGACGCCGCCGACCGTGGAGAAGGGCTTGTCGCGGAAGGTGCGGTCATCGCCGCCGGCCGCCTTTGTGTCGGCCGCGCTGCGCCCGTTCGGGCTGGTGGCGTAGCAGTCGCCATAGTTGACCCACAGCGTGCCGCTCGGCTTGAGGACGCGCTTCACCTCCTCGAACACCTCGACCATCACGGCCAGGTGCTCCCCGAGGGTCGGCTCAAGGCCGATCTGGGCGTCAACCTTCACGGCGCCGCACTTCCCGCAGGCGGCCGAATGGGCGAGGCGAAGCTGATGGCTGTTTGTCGCCGCCGATCCGGCCAGCGCCGGCCGATCTTCGTTCCGATCCGGGCGCATGGTCGGCGAGCGGTGCTCGCAAGCCGAGTCGCCGCCCTCCCACTTGCCCGTGCCGTAGTCCCGCAAGCCCCAATATGGGGGCGAGGTCACGACGCAGTCGAAGTGGTCGGACGGCAGTTCGCGCAGCTTGTCGCGCACGTCGCCGATGAGGATAGAGGCCGTCATCCCACCCACTCCCCGCTGTCGGCCCAGCCGGCGTCACGGAGGCGCTGCAGGACACGGAGCCGCACCGCATCGAGGCGCTCCGAGGCGTAGGCGAAGCCGCGGGCGAGACACATGCTTTCGAAGCGGCTCTCGATGCCGGCTTCTTCGAGGTGGACCGTCGAGGCCTTGCCGCGGGCAATTGCGGCGTCGGTTTCGGGACTGATGCCAAGGAGCGTCATGCGGCCTCCCCAAAGAGATCGCACTGCATTGTCTCGGGCCGACGCAGAGCGCGGGCCTCGGCGTAGTCGACTATTGCGACCTCGACCTTGGGCGCCGCGCCGCGCCAGTCGTTCGCCCAGACGGAGCAGTCGATGCCGCAGTTCGGGTGGAGATTGATCTTGGTCCGATCACGGAACCGGACAGCCTTCTCGCTTGGCCGATCAGCCTCGAAACAGGGTCGGCCACTGTAGGCCCATGGCACCGACCCTGCGGGCAGAATGAAGGTGCCCATGTCGGCGTAGCGCTCGGCGCGTTCCACGATTGCCAGGTCAAAATCACTATGCCCCGCCAGCCGCCCGAAGGGCGGGTTTCCGATAGCCCAATCGAAGCGGCCGATATCGAGGTCGGACAAAGCATCGGCGACGATCCACGTGGCCTCGGGCAGCAACTTCTGGCCGATCGCCGCATAGACCGGATTGATCTCGACGCAGGTTATCTGCGGAGGTGGCTCCGAGCTTTTCCAGCAACGACGCTGGTAGACGCAGTACGACAGCACGCCGATACCGGCGCAGAGGTCAAGAATGCGCTGGCCGCCGACCTCGACCTCAAACGTCCAAGCCATATCGAGTGGCGTAAAGAAGGCGCCAGCGGCGCTGTTCACGTGGTTCGCTGACTCCTGCCAGTTGTCGAAGACGAACTCGCGCTCTTTCTCTGTCAGGCGATCTTGACCAAGAAGGGCGGTTGCCTGCTGGTGAGCCTTGATCTGCGCTTTGGTGAGCTTGGCCACTACGCCGTCCTCCCCTTGAACAGCGCTCGCGCCGCGGCGACGTGGTTGGCCGCCGGCGCCAGGATCACGGCTCCGTTCTCATGGGCGGCGCGACCGAGCCTGGCCTGGACGGTCTCGGGGTCATGCAGCCGACCAGCGGCGGCTGCCGTCGCATCGATCAGCGCGAGCGAGAGGTCGGCGCGTAGTTCGTCGATGCATCCGGAAAGCGCCGCCTGGACCGCATCACGGGCGCGACCTTCGAGCTCGACGTCACGGGCGCGGCGGGCGTCCTTGGTGCGGCCACGGTCTATGTGTTCTTCGACCTTGAAGCCGCGGCGGTATGGATTGATCGCGACCCGGGTCATGCAGCGTAACGACGGGTCGAGCGGATCAGCTCGCTGGTTCGGGCCTTGGCGGAAGCCGCCGGCTGTTGCGGCGAAGTCGCCAATTTGCGATGCGGGACGCAGTAGCTGGGATCGTCGCCCTTAGGATCGCAGCAGGCGTGCTGAACCTCGGCGCCGGCGACATCCACGGGCCATTTGCAGCCGTTGCCGCGTTCTGTCCAAGGCCGCGGCGTCGAGCCAGGAAGGGGCCGCCAGGCGCGCGAAGGAATGACCACAAGCGGCGCTCGCGGGGCAGGCGCATCGTGCACCGCGCCGTTGCCGGCGACGATGACAGGCTTACGAATTTTCGGCGCTCGCACCTTCATATCGCCAAGGCGCAGGTTGGCCTTGGGGTGTCGATCGCCAGGATCAGACGGCTGGTCTCGCGAGCTAAGCCCCAGCCGATGAAGCTTGCCGATGACGCCGTTGCGGCTGACATCGCCCAATTCCTTCGCGATCTGGCCGGCCGACCAGCCGTCCATCCAGAGTTTCTTTGCGCGCTCGACGCGCTCGTCAGTCCAACCGGTCATGCGCATGCGCTCCCGAGGCGGCGCCAGGCCGCGATGTCTTCGTTTGTGGATGGGTCGGCGCCGGCGAGGATCGCCGAAGCGCGTTGCTCGCCGTGCTGCCACTGCAGCCGTCGAATGGTTGCGGCGTCGTAGGTCGGCTTCGCCTTCGTAGGCTGCGGGGAGCGCTCAGCGTTCCGTCGCGGTGCAGCCCGTTTGGGCGGCTTGGCGCGCTCAAGCGCCCGCTGGACCATTCCGAAGCCGCAACCCCAGGCCCAGGCCAGTTCCGTCGCGGTGCAGCCCGTTTGGGCGGCGATCTTCCGGATCGCGGCTCGGCGTGCGACTTCGATAGCGTGTCCGCGCTTGGACCCAAGCAGGTCCGTCAGATCGACATGGCGACGGCGGGCCACTCGTGCGGCGATGCGTTCGACGTCACGACGCAGTTGGCGCCGACGCTCGGACTGAGGCGCGTTGCTCATGCCGCGCGCTCCTGAGGAGCGAAGGCTTCGATGCGAACGTCTATGCCCGGCCTAGTGCTGTAGACTTTGGTCTGGAAGCCGCGTGCGATTTGGGCGTCATCGACCCAGACGATCTTGTTGAGCGCGTCGTAGACCGCCTTGGTGAGGTTGTCCTTGTCGGGCTTGATAATGTGCGCGCACTCTCCTGCGGCCTTGGCCTCGCGGAGCCACTTGGGGTCGCTTTTCGGGATCGGCATCCTGAAGCGAAGGGAGACCGACAACGCGCCGTGGAACGGATCACGGCCAACCATGGCGGCTCGCGCGATCTTCCTGATGCTGTCCTGGTACTTGCGCATCGGAGTCGGCGTGTAGGTCTGAACAAACAGACTGCCTTCCTTGCCGGCGATGCGATGTCCCGCGCGCGACCAGCCCTTCGGCGTGCCATTGAGCGCAAGGGTCAGGATGTTGTCGGCCTCCCACGCCATCATGCGGCCTCGTCGAACGAGGTTTCATTGCTGGTCGGGTTCGCCCAACCCGAGGCCTTCAACTTGCGAGCCTCGTCGTCCAGCGCGTCTTCGACATCGACTTGCTCGAGGTCATCGTCTTCATCGTCGCCGTCGGTCAGTTCGCCGCCGGCTTGCTTCAGTTTGGCCAGGATGCCGTCGGCCTTTTTGAGTTGCATGAACAACTCCTTCTGACCTTCGTGCCAGCCGGCGAGCCAGTCTTGATGCAGGACGCCAGCGATTTCCTTGGGCGGGACGGGATCATCGCCGTTTCGACCGGCGCGAAGACCCGCGGCGCGTGCCGCAGCTTGGTCGTCCACCGTGTCGCCCGTGGTCGGGAAAAGCTCTTGCTGGGCGCCGATCGGCAGTCCGTTGCGCTGGTAGCGGGCCGAGAGCTTTGCCCAGTACGACATGAATTCGGCGGGGGTCATCGCCTGCTTGGCCAGCAGGTCTTCGAAGTCCTTGCGGCTGGTCTTCAGGTCCTGCTTCACGCCCGCGAATAGGCTGTTCACCGCCTCGCGCTTAGCCTTGACGACCGACGCAGCGACCTCGACTTCAGCGATCCCGGCTTTGATCTTCTGGGCGTAGTAGGCCTCCAGGGCAGCGACCTCTTCGTCGTCGAGAACGACGTTATGGCCAGGACCAGGAGTATGCTTCGAGCGACCCATGTCGCCCTCCTTCGCGTCTGGCCGGACTTCACCGCCCCGGCCGGGTGGCGGTTCAGCCCGCGTCGCGGTTGATGAGGTGGCCGACCTGCCGAAGCTCGTCCTCGGCGTTGCGGTGGAACTTCGCGAGCGCGTCCCGCTCGTTCGGCGTCAGTTCGCCGTCCTGCGTGGCGAGACGGATCTGGCCCATCATCAGGGCAGTGGCCTCGACCGCCTCGCAGGCTTCATCACGAAGGCTCGCGGCGGCCACTACGGCCTGGTGCTGTTCAAACAGCGCGCGCGAATAGATCGGCTTGCCGCAATACGCCTCGAGGTAGGCGATGACGTGCGCCGGCATGAAGGCGCCGACGTTCGGGTTCTGGTAGTTCGACAGGCTCGACCGACCGACCGGGCAATCGCCGGCCGCGGCCTCGTCGATCCCCCCGCATTCCTGGATCAGCGCGCGGGCCCAGCGGGCATGCTCACGAGGCGTCATGGACCGCCCTCCCCTTTGTCCAGATGACGGAAGCTGCACGGGCGCCGATGGTCCCCGCCGAAAGGAGCGGCTGATGGACCGGCTCACCAACGCCTTGATCACCGCTGCAGCGCTCGCGGGTCGCTATCGCGCGGAGGCCAGAGACAACCCGGGTGCTCGGCCGGGCTGGCAGCGCATGGCCGACCGCTGGAGCGCGGTCGTCGCGCAATTGGCCGGCGATTTGGTGGAGGCGGCTGGGTGTCAAACTCAGGGAGTCCAGCCGCCTCCGATCCCCGGCCACAATGCGCGGCATGGCCGAAGCTGAACGGGTGGCGCCGGCTGACACGATGGACTCGTTTGGGCCGGCGCCGCGGCGAGCGCGCAGGACGGAGACGCCTGCACCCTGGGGAAGGAACTGCTCGCCGAAATGGTGGTGTTTGCTCGACAGGTACGAGGGAGCGCGCAATGGTTGCGCTTGATGGAACCTTCGAGCCTTGCGGACTGGATTGCAGCTGGAGCTGGGGTGGCGACCGCGATGATCGCGCTGCCCACGGCCTACCTCTTGCTCAAGGACCGCTCCGCCCAGAACAGTCGCCGCATCTTTGCAACCTGCCGCGATACGTTCCGGGGAGCGCTGTGGGTTTCCCTGTACTTCCGCACCGAGGACGAAGCAGAGGCGCTGATGGCCACCGTTCGAACCATCTCGCCGAAGGGTGCCGTGGTCCGAGAGGAAGATGTCACGGCCTACGACCCTCGCACCGGAACTTCTCGGGTCGTAGAGACCGCTCCCGAAGGTCAACGCCAGTTGGATATTGCGCTGAGCCATCACGAGGCGCGCTCGACCGGCTTGATGCGAGCGGAATTCAAGGTCGAAGGGCCGGGAGGATCAATCTCGGCAGCCGTTTTGAAAGTGACCGTCTGGGCTTCGCCGTCCAAGACCCGCCTGGCGAGCCGGAAGATCGCAATCAGCGCCAGCAGCTGAGCCCAGCCCATGCCGATCACGGCAAACGTAAGCACGAGGATCGCTCGGGCCTCGGTGAACTCTGGGAGTTGGACGGCGGCCACGGTCAGGCGGCCTTGGGGGCCGCGGACACATTTACCGCAATAGCGTGCTTGTCCGCCGCTGCGACCAGCTTTTCGAAAGTCACAATCGACTTGGGGCGCCAACCGCGCGCCTTCCAGTCCGCCGCGGTCGTGTACGGGATCTCAGCCTCGCGCGCGAGTTCAGGCAAACCGATGGCGTCGGCGACCTGGTCGATGCGCTGGATAGCCTGTTCGAGCTCGTTCATGCGCGAAATCTACGATTTTTCGCAGATCACGCAACCGAAAACTACGAAACTTCGGAATTACGGAAATTCGTATTTTCGGTCAGACCTTAGGAATGGGCGACCTCGTGCGAAAGCGACATGCGAACTATCTCGCCTGGCTCAAGGCGAAAGAGCTCAATGCCAACCGGCTCCACAAGCTGACCGGCATTCCGTACTCGACGCTCAACTCCTACGAAAAGAAGCCCGAGGCCAGCCTATCGGGGGCGCATGAAGCACAAATTGCAGCGTCCACTCGTTCGACCGTCGAAGAGATATTCGGCGCGCCTGAGCTTCCGCCAGAAGAACGGGAGCCAAACTTCGTCGCTGAGTGGCGGGCGTTTTCCGAACTGACTGTCGAAGACTTCGCAGCACGCCTGTCAGTTCCCGTTAACATTGTCCTACAACTCGAGAACGGTGAGATATCCCTCTCCGCCAAGTGGGCTAGACGTATCGCCGATGCCGTCGGCACTAAGCCAGGCTTCATCTACCACTCCCCTGCCGACGTTGATGCCAATCCAATAGCGCTCGCGTCAGCGCTGCCCGAGCAGTTGAAGCCCCAAGCAGCGAGAGTCTTGAAAGCACTAGGCACCGGGACGGACGGATAGCATCCATGAATTTGTTGCGGATGGCGGCATCGGCCGTGGCACTTGGCTCGATGCTCCAACCAGGCTTCGCCATTGGATCTGAGCGAGTCACCATCGACCGCAGCTTTCCTGTGGAGAATGTCGAGACCGAAGTTGAAGTAGGTCAGGCCATGCTTACGCGCGAACAGATGGTCGCTAGCCCCACCATTAGGCTTGGCCAGCAAATCATTTCGGCAAGCGCACTCGGAAACAAGATCGTGCTGCCCGCTGGGGATTACATCTTGGTCGCCCGAACTGAGAAGGGTTCGTATTACCAATCTCAATCCGGCGTCGTCTTGCGAAGCCTCGGCATTTCAACAACCTGGCCGAAAGGCGGGATCTTTCTTTCACCAGGGCCGGACTCGACCGCTTCGGCTTACTGGGAGAATGATTTTGGCATGAGGGCGCGAGGAGCCCTCGATCATCCGCAAGTTTCCGAAGTCCCTACCAATGAACTATCCGGCACCGGCTTTCGGTCGCAGTTGATCTACGCAGGCACAACAAAAGGCGCGATTTCGATCACCTACCGTGAATTCAAGAACGAATTCGCAAGGCCAGCCTTCTCCACCGACCTGACATACGACCTTAGCGAAGGTGAAGAGGTCGGATTTCGCGGAGCTCGAATCCGCGTGCTGAGCGCTACGAACACCACAATTCGCTACGTAGTGATCAAGCCGATGACCTTGCCTCAGTAGGCTCCTTCGCCCCATCGACGGGCACTTTGCCAGCGGAAGCTATCAAAACTGGCTCGCTGCGCACGTCATACTCGGGGACGACCTCCTGTTGGAAAAGCACCGCGCCGCAAGCCTTTCTCGCGAGTAGTACAAAGCAGCGGCGCGCTTCAGTTTCGCTGCTGAATTGCAGCGGCACGGCGACACCACAATCTCGATCCCTGAAGACCTGCACACAGAACACTTGTCGGCTGCCCAAGGTGTTGACCTCCCAATTCGTTAACGAGTGATTCCCGGTCGAAGCGTCACTGTCCAGATCGCACGGAGGCGGGTGCGTCCGCGAATGACGCCGACATCAACCTACGATATTTCGGATATTTCCTCTTTCCATCTACGATTTTTCGTATATCGTCTCTCCAACAACGGAGGGACGACATGTCCGGCACCACCAGTTTCACGGTCGTTGGCGGCAAGGATGCGGAGGCGTTCGGCGCCGAGCTCAAGCGCCAGCGCGACCTCGATGCGTTCAAGGTCGCCGACTTCCGGCGTGAGGCCACTCGGCGCCGCGGTGTAGCCTTCTCGGGGTCGTCTCCGCTGGAGCAGCCGAAGGAGCGCACCGAAGAGGAACTGCTGACCGCGGCCAAGGTCGCTTTCAGCATCCGCAAGCAGGTCGCCGAGTCCTCGCGTGGCCGGTTCATGCAGGCCGTTGCGAACCTTCAGAAGCCGGGCGGGCTGTACGCCTACGAGGCCGAGATCGCCCGCAAGGCCTTCCATCGCTCCAACCAATTCGACCCTGACGGCCCGAGCTTCCAACACGAGGTCGGCGTCGCTCTTGAGGCGCTGCATGCGGTCCCTGGCGCCGATGCCGGCGAGGCCCGGCTGGCGCTGGCTGAGCTGCTGATGCAACCGGTTCGGGAGGCGGCGTGATGCGTCACCCCACGCCCTCCCCGCTCGCCCGTTTGGCTTACGAGGCCGTGACGCTCCTGATCCTCGCCGCTAGCCTACACCAACTCGTTTGGTGGCTGGGCGCTGGCGTCGACGCTCTCCGCTGAGCATTTCGCACATGAACGCCCGCACAAAAGCCGCCGTCCTGGCCGTCGTCGCGACGGAAACTCAGTCGCCCCTTGCTGACCGGATCGCCCGGCTGCAGCGGGAAGCCCGCACCCTGGCCGCCCAGCACGTCGATCAACTCGTCGCCGCCATGGCCGAGGTCGAGCGTCTCGCCGGTGAGATCGTCGATGCCGGCTCGCTCCATCAACCCGGGGTTCGCGAAGTCGCTCGCCGGCTGGCTGACGACTTGGCCGCACAGGCGCAGACCATCGCGGCGATCAGGGGGCGGGGATGATCCAACTAGCCCCCTACGAACACGACGCTATGCGCTGGATCGTCGGCGCGGGAGCAGATGGCTACGTCCTCGACGGCCGGAGTGTCCGGCTCTCGACGGCGATCCGACTGGAAATGGCCGGGATGGCTCGGCTTGAAAACGGCGGGCGGATCAAGGTCTACGCGACCGCCCAGGGCCGCGCCTTCCACTTCAGGAGCGCAGCGTGAAGACCCTCCCCGATGGCGTCTACGTCGGCCTCAAGGACGAAGCCTACTTCGCCCAGGACCGGCTCGGCTCGACCGATCTGACGGTCCTGCACAACAGGCCCGCGGACTGGTTCTACGGTTCGCGCCACAACCCCTATCGCCCCGAGCGCGAGGCGACCGAGGAGATGGAGTTCGGCTCCGCTCTTCACGTTCTGCTGCTCGAGGGTGAGGATGCCTACAAGGCAAAGGTGATCCTACGGCCGGCCGAGTATCCGGTGACCGACCGAAAAGGCATCGAGACCGGCGAGTTGAAGCCGTGGAACGGCAATGCCACGTGGTGCAAGGACTGGCTCGAAGAGCACCAGGCGCCCGGCGTCGTGATCCTGACCGAGGACGCCAATCGTCGCGTCCGCCACATGGCCGAGCTGGTCCGCAACCACCCCGAACTCGGCGCGCCGATGCAGGCGGGCCTCTCCGAAGTTTCGGTGCTCTTCACCACGAGCGACGGCATCAGGATGCGGGCGCGCTTCGACAAGCTGCTGCCCCGTTTCGTCTGCGATCTGAAGACCTTCGGCGGTGACGCCAAGGGCCGCACCGTGAAGGAGCAATGCCTCGCACTGGTCGCTCAGCGGCACATGGACGTCCAGCGCTACCTCTACTTCCAGGCCCGCCAGCTGATGGGGTCACTGAAAGTCTACGGCGCCACCCCAGCGCAGGCCGACTGGCTTCGCAAGGTCGCCGCCGTCGAAGACTGGCAGTGGTGCTGGATCTTCTACCGGCGCCGCGACGACAAGGCAGGGTACGCCCCCATCGTCAAGCCGATTATGCGCTCCCACTTCGATGCATCATTCGAGAGCGGGCGTCAGAAGGTCGAAGTCGCCCTCGCGAATTACCGCACCTTCCGCGACCGCTTCGGCTTCGAGGTTCCATGGGCCGTCGTCGAGCCCGCCGAGGAACCGCTCGATCACGAGTTCCCATCGTGGCTCGGGAATGTCTCCGAACCCGTCACCTTCCCCGAACACAAGGATGCCGCCTGATGGCCGCCCAAGCCCAGCAGAGCTCAGTCGCGAGGATCGATAGCGCGCCATCGTCGCTGAGTACCGACGTGCGGCGGATGGAGAAGCAGTTCGCTCTCGCGCTTCCGGAACACGTCAGCCCTGAACGTTTCGTGCGGGTCGTGGTGACTGCCGTTCAATCAAACCCCGACCTTCAGAAGGCCGACCGTGACTCGGTGCTCGGCGCTGCGCTGAAGTGCGCGCAAGACGGCCTACTCCCCGACGGGCGTGAAGCGGCGCTGGTCGTCTACAACACCAAGGTCAAGGATCCCGACAGCGGTCGCGACTTGTGGACCAAGAAGGCTCAGTACCTCCCCATGATCGCTGGGGTGCTGACGAAGGTTAGGCGCTCCGGTGAGCTGCTCACCATCAGCGCTCATGTCGTCTACGAGAAGGACACCTTCAGCTACACCCTAGGCGACGACGAACGGATCGAGCATCAGCCATTTCTCGACGGCGCTCGAGGCAAGCCAATTGCCGTGTATGCCGTCGCGAAGACGAAAGATGGCGGCATCTACCGGGAGGTGATGTCGGTCGCCCAGGTCGAGCAGGTCCGTGCCGTTAGCAAGGCGAAGGCCAGCGGCCCGTGGGTGGACTGGTGGGACGAAATGGCCCGCAAGTCCGTGCTGCATAGGCTCTCGAAGCGCCTTCCGATGTCGACGGACCTCCAGCAGGTCTTCCGGCGCGACGAGGATCACTACGATTTCCGCCAGCAAGCCGCCGGCGCCGCCACTCTGCGCCGCTTGCACGCCGACTTCGATGAGCATGAAGCGCCGCAGACTGTCGACGTGATGGTCGTGGAAGACGTGCCTGCGGACGCGCCACCGGCGGATCAGGCTGGCTCGACGGACCTCCCCGAAGGCGTCACCCGCGGTTCCGACATCAAGACAGACGCCGAATGGTCCGAGATCCTGTTGGCTGACCTGCGTGCGGCGGCAGCATCGGGCGACAAGCGCGCTCTGGAGGAAATCTGGGGCAAGGCCACTGGCCTGCGCAATCGGCTCGACAAGTCCGATCCGGAGCGCCTCGCCGAGGTGGAGCAGGCCTTTCAGCAGTGCTTCCTCGACGCCGAAGACGCCGCCAAGGAGCAAGGCTGATGCCCCGGATTCGCGTGATCGACTTCGAAACCACTGGCACCGAGGCCGACGCTGAGGTCTGCGAGGTCGGCTGGTGCGACATCGCGCTGACCGATGGCGCCTGGGTGGTCGCAGGTCAGGGCTCCTACCTCTGCGGCGTGCAGTCGATGCCGCCCGAGGTGCGTGCGGTCCATCACCTCTCGCTGGCCGATGTGGCAGGCCAGCCGCGCTTCGATCCGGCCTCACTCTGGGAACATGCGAAGGCCGCCGGCGTCGACGTCGTCAGCGCCCATAACCTTGCCTTCGAGGCGCAGTTTTGGGGGGAGAGCCCAGTTCCCCTGATCTGCACCTACAAGGCCGCCCTGCGCGCCTGGCCAGAAGCACCGGCCCATTCCAATGGAGTGCTCCGCTACTGGCTGGAAGAAGCTGGCCGGATCGCTCCGATCCACGACCTCACCATGCCCCCGCATCGTGCGGGCCCAGACGCCTATGTCACCGCGCACATCCTGATCGCACTCCTCGGCACGGAGAGCGCGAACGACATGGCCCGCTGGACCAAGGAACCCTGCGTCTTCCCCACCTGCCCGATCGGCAAGGAGTGGCGCGGCAAGCGCTGGGCGGAAGTCGATCGCGGCTTCCTCGAGTGGATGCTGCGGCAAACCGACATGGACCCTGATCTCAAATGGAACGCTCGGCGCGAGTTGGAGCGGCGGAGCTTCGCCCAATGAACACGAAGAGCACCCCTGACCCTATCGACCTCTATGTCGGCAGCCGCCTTCGCCTGCGTCGCAATTTGCTCGCGCAGTCGCAGATGGCGCTCGCCGCGGACCTCCAGATCACCTTCCAGCAGGTCCAGAAGTACGAGCGCGGCCACAACCGGATCTCAGCCTCGATGCTTCACCGCGCGGCGAGGTCCCAGGGAGTTCCGGTCGCCTTCTACTTCGAGGGCTTGGACGAGCCGGCGGCGCTGGAACCAGCGGCTGAGGCGAGCGCGGCGGCGACCTGGCTGCGCAGTCCCGAAGCTTGGCCCGTCGCGGAGGCGATGCACGTTCTCCCGCCAGCTACTCAGCGCGCTGTCATCAATCTCGCGCGCGACCTCGGGGCCCGAGGCTGATGCCCTACTTCTCGCGCGGTGGCCGCACTCACAAAATCCTGGCGAGACTGTCCTGTGGCCCGACTGGCGTCGGCCAGCTCGGCGGCGCGCTTGGCTATGAGCGCATGACCTACCGGCAATACAAGCGGCTCTGGCGGAAGCTCGACCAGTTGCTCGACCTCGGCCTCATCGAGAGCAGCAAGCCGTACTTCTTCATTACGAGGGCCGGCCTGGAACGCCTGGCGATCCTCGACCGCGAGAACCCTGCCGAGGGAACGAGCGTGCGGGTCTTCGGGAGGGCGGCGTGAGAAGTCGCGAGCAGCTACATCGGACGGATTGCGTCCATGATTGCGTCGATCTCAATCAACTCGTTGTGGGAGGTCAGCACGCCGTTCTGAAGCCGGCAAAGCTCCTTCTCCAGGAGATACTTGTCAAATGCGAGGCCCTCCAGGCTGACACCGCCTTCGCTAGGGACGGTCTCCCATGTTTCGAACTGTTCGAGAGCCGTGAGCCATTTTTGGTAGGTCGCATTGTAGAACGCTACAGCGCGCCGAAGGTTTACTATGGAGATCGCGGCCTTCCCAGCAGGAAGGTCCAGCAACGGCACCTCGTCGAGTGCTGCCTGTACTGTTTGAAAGTTGGTCGGCGTGAACGTGGCCTTCCCTGCTTCCACGCCCGACTGCGCCTCTGCGATCGCGTCGACAGCCTGCTTTGCCAAATGCAGCGCTACGCTGATGCGATTGGCATCACTTTCCCAACGGTGGAACTCACTCTGGCGGAACTGACGGCCTGCGATCCATATCGCCGCCGTGATCGCCGCAATCGAGCCGATAGCCTGCACCCATGCAGCGGTTACTTGGCCAAAGAGGCCATCAGCGGCGATCGAGCCGCCCAACGCGAAGGCAGCCGCAAGCGTCGAGACCACGCCAACGGTAGCCTTTGGACTGCCCAGCCATTTGAACAAGTCGCCCCAACGCATGCGTTTGACGCTGCCACGATTCCGGCGAGGCCAGCATGAGCCCCCGCGCCTGCAAAACCTGCCAGTGGTGGAGGCCAATCCCGGCGAGCGGGCCCAATGGCGAATGCCGCGCAGCGCCGCCCGCTGTCGACCAGGGCACGAGCGTTTGGCCCACCACGGGAGCCACCGACTGGTGCGGCGCCCACCAGGTCCGCGCTGATCTCGTCGGCGGCGATGTCCGATCCCCTCGCATTCAGGAGCCCGCAGCGTGACCCGCTACGCCGCCGACACATCGGTTTCTTCCGAGCGCAGCCGCGCAGAAATCGAGAGCACGCTTCGCCGCTACAAGGCCGACGCCTTCGGCTACCTGTCGGAGCGGGACAGCGCCACGATCATGTTCCGAATGGGCGGACGGCACATCAAGTTCATCCTCCCGATGCCAGACCCTGCGAGCAAGGAGTTCACGCACACCCCCGCGCGCGGTGAACGCCGCACCGCCGCGGCCGCCGAGGCCGCCTGGGAACAGGCCTGTCGCCAACGCTGGCGCGCCTTGGCGCTGGTGATCAAGGCGAAGCTGGAAGCCGTCGCCGCGGGCATTACGACCGTCGAAGACGAGTTCCTTGCTCACACCGTCCTGCCTGACGGCACGACTGTCGGCGAGTGGGCCAAACCGCAGATCGCCCTCTCCTATCAGTCCGCGCAGATGCCCGACCGGCTGATGATCGCAGGCCCAGCCCACCAACAAGGATCAGACCAATGAGCGGGGGAACCGCACACTGGCGCGACTACGGCCCGTGGGAAGTCGCCGGATCGACTGTCGTTCGCACGCAGTTCGTTGCCGGTGATCCAAACCGACCGGGTTTCATCATCGCGGACCTGACCGCTTGCCCCCTCGACGGACGCGCTGAGATCGCCCGCCTGATCGCAGCAGCCCCGCGCCTAGTAAGCGCCGCTGTCCGCTATTTCGCCGCGATGGACGAGCTGCGCGACACGTCGGTCCAGCGCCTGTCGCCTGATGATCCTCGCTTCGCTGCCGTCGCTGAAACGCGGGCCGAACTACGAGCCGCCCTCGCTCAAGCTGAAGGGGGAGAAGCATGACCCCCTCCATCCCTACTCCTGAAGAAGTGGAAGAGGCGGTTGCCAAGGCGCTGCCGCTGCTCAATGGCGCGCTAAGCAACGTGCCCCACGATTTCTTCCGAGATCAACGGATTGTTGGCTTCCGTGTTCACGAGGACATAGCGGGCCTATCTGAGGGCCTGTTCCTGCTCGAAGCCGTTCGTGTGGCGCTTCGCGCCGTGCCAGGACTCCTCTCCACCATCCAGACCCAGGCCTCTGAGATAGAGGGGCTACGCAGCTCGAACGCCGATCTTTACCGCCAAGCCTGTGCGGCCTCGATACGAGCCGGCGAAACCCAATCCGCCCTCGACGAGGCGCTGGAAGCGATGGAGCCGTTCGCGCGCTTCGTCAAAGCTGGCGGCCTGGGACGAGGAAACCATCTCATCACGTGGACTACTGGCCCGCTCGGTACAGCGAGCGTCACGGGAGACGACTTCCGCCGCGCCTCCGAAGTCCACTCCCGCCTGACCAATAGGGAGGGTGGTGAAGGATGAACACTGGTCGTCAACAGGCCGAACTCGCCCATGAGTTAGAGGTCGCGGAACGCAAGGCCTGGGAATCCCTCGCTCGCTACAAATTCCAGATGTTCGGCTACTGGGCTGCGATCTGGGTTCACCTCAACCGGATCGGCGGTTTTAGGCGCCCGAATCCATGGGCCGCCCTCGTGGGCTTCGCTCGCTCTGAGCAACCGAGCCGGCCTCGCACGCCTACCGATACACCTTTGCTCGACCGCGAGGCCGCATGACCCCGAAAGGCCACCCCATGACTGAACTGGATCTGGAAAAGGCGACCCGGATCGCGCGCGACAATGCCGGGATGCCCCCTATGCTGCGCCAGGACGCGCTTGAGAGGTTCGCGCGGCACTATCCTTCGACGTATCTCGCCCTCATCGCCAGGATCGAGGAGCTGGAGGGGGATGGAAAGGACGCTTACACCGCTGGTCAGGGCGTGTGGCGCAACCAAGACCTGCCGCGACTGGAGCGCATCAAGGGTCACCGCGCCGAATACGGAAGCAGCCTCGCGGACGCAGTTAGGGCTGTGGACGAAGAAGCGAAACGCATCCGCGCCCCCTCTTTCGAGGGGCAAGATAATGCCATCGGCGCGGCTGAGGCTGAAGTTGGCCGCTATATCTATCGCCGCATCGAGCGGCTGATGGATGCGAAGCCGGGCTCTCCCGAAAGCGCCGAGCTAGACTTCCTGGCGAACATCACGGTCCACGTCGAAGAGTACGGCGAAGACGCGTGCGCTGATCACGCCCTCTCCCCTCCCCAGGCCGTAGACCAGGGGGAGGCAGTGGGCATCGAATGTCACGGCTTAGACACCCCTCAGCGGGTCTGCTTCTACGAGCAGGATTTCTACGTCCTGTCGAACTTCAGCAGCTTCATGGTTTGGTGGAGGGGGATCCTCTTCCCGACGAGCGAGCACGCCTACCACTGGGCCAAGTTTACCGGAGGCTCCGGATACGAAGACATCGACCTCCAGCGGGTCCAAGCTCGCCACCTGATCATGAACGCGCTCTCTGCGCACGAGGCGTTCAAACGCGCACAAGACCTGAAAAACCTGCGGCACACCGACTGGGATGACCAGAAGGTCGGCATCATGCGCGAGATCATCCGCGCGAAGGCCGAGCAGCACGAATACGTGCGCCGCAAGCTCCTGGCCACCGGCGAACGTGAACTGGTCGAAAACTCCTGGCGGGATGGCTTCTGGGGCTGGGGTTCGAACCGGGACGGCCAGAACATGCTTGGAAAGCTTTGGATGGAGCTTCGGGCCGAGCTTCGCGCCGAAGCCCTCCTCTCCCTCTCTCAACCCAAGGGGCAAGAACATGGCGGCTGAGAAGCTGACGCTCGCGCCTGGCGAATGGCGCTGCTGCGGATGCGGTGCGCCAGCGCCGGATCGCTACAGTGGTTGCGATTGCGCGACGGGTGTCGTGTTCCGCCTGGAAGGCCAGCCCCGCAGCGCCTGCAAATCTACCCCGACCGAGCGGGCCATTCTTCAGGTCGAGCGCGCTTGGCAGACCTTCCTGTCCGCCGGCTGCGCCGCCCTCCTCCATCACGAAGGGGCAGAGAGCCATGACTGAAAAGCACGCTCCATCGCTGTTCACAGACGAACTGGCCGAAAGCCTCAAGGCGAAGGCAGGCAAGCCGTTTCGGCCCTGCAATGGGTTTGAAGGCGACCTGTTCATGTCCAAGTGGTGCGCCCTCTGCGCCAAGGACAACTACCACGAGGAAACCGGAACCGGAGACTGCGAGATCGTCGCGCTCACGATGGCCCTCGACGTGGACGACGAGGATTACCCCGCTGCGTGGCAGATCGCCGAAAGCGGACAGCCCATCTGCACCGAGTTCGAGCCCCTCCAGCACGAAGGGCGCGAGCATGGGTGAGAGCCTTACCGGAGCCGGCTGGTACTTCAGCGCTTCGCACCGCGATCCGGTGCGCAAAGAACTGCATGGCCACTCCTACGAGGTCGTCTGCTGGTGGCCGGCAGAGCCCCCTCGTGACGCGATGGTCCTTCAGGAGAGGGTCAAGACCGTCCTGAAGGCCAGTTTTGACCACAAGACCCTGCCTGACGAAATCACCCGCGCTGAGGATGTCGGACGGGCTGTCGGCGTCCTGCTCGACGGCTGTGTCCGTGTAAATATCAGCCGCCAGAGCGAGCGCCTTCATGCGGTGGTGTGGCTTTGACCATCGCCTATCATGGGACGCCGCTGACCCCGAACGACCTCCTGCTGTCGCTCGCCGGCCGGCACTTCTGCGTCTCCTACTTCCGCCCCGACCAAATCGAGTTCTGCGACCACCTCGGCCAGAGCCTGATGATCGACAACGGGGCGTTCTCGGCCTGGAAGGCGAACGACAAGCGCCGCGCCGCGGGCCAGGAGCCGGTCGAGTTCAACCGCTCATACTGGGAGGGCTATCACGAGTTCTGCCGCCGCTGGTGCGCGAGACCCACCACCTGGGCTGTTATTCCCGACGTGATCGACGCGGGCGAACAAGAGCAAGACGCCCTGATCCGCGAATGGCCCCTGGAGCTTCGCGACCGCGCGGCGCCGGTCTGGCACATGGACGAGCGGATCGACCGCCTCCTGCGCCTGGTGGACGAGTGGCCGCGGGTCTGCATCGGATCGACTGCTGAGTTCAGGGTCGTGAAGTCGCCCGACTGGATCGCCCGCATGAACGAGGTGTGGGACCAGCTCGCCGGCCGCCGCCGCTTCACACCCTGGCTGCACATGCTGCGCGGGATGCAGCTTCTGTTGCCCGGCTGTCCGTGGCCGTTCGGCAGCGTCGATAGCACCGACCTGGCCCGGAACCACAACCGCTTGAACCGCTACAGCGAGCGCAAGGTGTGGGCGCTGAAGCAGCGAGCCGACCGCTGGGACCGTCGCCAGTGCCCTCCGGCTTGGTCCCCGCCCCCATCAATTCTCGGAGCCGCCGCATGACCGCCCACCAGCACGAAGGAGACCAGCGTGGCTAAGCGAGGCGGCCCATCTCTTCACGCCTTCATCATGCGCGAGGCGGCATCGACCGGACAACCGAAGGCCGGTGTCCATCTTTGGCACGAGCGCTTCCTCCTGACCTGCTGCAAGCGCTGCGGGGTCGTGAAGCGGCGGGACGGCCCGAACAAGCCGTGTCCTGGCTTCGTGCCAATCGCCATGCGTGACCCGCATTTCGAGGAGCCCGACCATGCCTGATGACCTGAAGCCCTCAGAGTTCATTCAGCGGCACGGCCGGCGCTACTGGGACCGCGTCGAGAAGCGCGGCCCAGACGAATGCTGGCCATGGCTAGGCGCGCATGACGGCGGCAAACGAGGCCGGTTCACAGCCGAAGGACGCATGTTCGTTGCGCCTCGGATCGCCTGGGTGATGGAGCACGGGGAGTTCCTGCCGACCGGCATCTTCGCTTGCCACCACTGTGACAACCCGAACTGCGTCAATCCCCGCCACCTGTTCGCTGGCACCAACCGAGAGAATGCCCTCGACGCAAAGCGAAAAGGGCGCCTAGCAGGCCAGAAGAAGACCCACTGCAAGAGAGGTCACGCCCTGGTCCTCCAGCGGAATGGTCAGTTCGAGGGCGAGCGCCGAACCTGCATCATTTGCGAGCGCGAACATCGTCGCAACTATCGTCTTCGCTCGCGGGTGCCGATCCGCGCCCTGCTGGCAGATGCTGATGATCTCCGAGCGCGCCTGGCGCGGGTCGGAGACGTGAGCGGAGCTAAAATCATCGACAAGCTGAAAGCTGAGGCCGTCCGGCGCGTGCCGCGTGGGTTGCTGGAAACGCTGGAGCAAGGAGGGCCGGGACATGGCTGACCGCTTCTTCGATACCAACATCGCCGCCGCTCGCTGCAATCGCATGTGGCGCCGCCTGGGCGGTCAGTTCGAGGCCAAGGCCTACGAGTACGCTAAGCAGGGGCTCTGCGACAGCTCGCTCAAGGCCGCACGGATGGCCGACGTGTGCTTTTGGCAGGCGACCGGCGAAATCGACACCATCGCCATGAAGGACGTTCTGCCGAAGGAGCGCGCCGATGCCTAACCCCACCCTCGCAGAAGTCGAGGCGCGCGTGGAACGCGTCGTAAAAGCGATGCCGACCCATGTCCTGCACTTTGCTCTGCGCGCTGTCTACGGACGCGCCGCGCCAAACAAGAAATTCGAAGCCGACCTCACCACCCTTCTCGCCGAACACAGGCTGCGGGGAGAGGCGATGGAGGCGCTAGCGGAATACGTCGAGCACTCGCGGGGTTGCGGGGTTTACGGCGTCATTGAAGGCAGGGCTGGCCAGTGCGACTGCGGTCTGCGCCAAGCCCTTGGAGCCTCCGATGAGCGATAGAGCCCTGATCGAACGGCTGCGGTCTACCCGTGGCAACACCGCTGTCGTGCGCGTCTGCATGGACGCCGCCGACCGTCTTGAGGCCCTTACTGGAGGGGGTGGAGAGCCGGTTGCGTGGCGGCGGCGCCCGAAAGGCAGCAACCGCGATTGGACGTTGTTCGCAGATGTTGACAACGAGGTCGAGTTCTACCGCTCGTCGGGCCGTTATGACGTCGAACCGCTCTACCTCTCCCCGCCTTCAGGAAGGGGGGTAGAAAGAGAAGCTATTCGGAAGATTATCGATGATGCAGTGAACTCAGCGATCCCCGAGCCTTGGGAGGTGATCGATCATGCCACCGATCAAATCCTCGCCCTGTTCTCTTCACCTTCCCTAGGAGGAGAAGGAAAACAAGAGGATAGCTCATCCCAGGGCTCTCAGAACGACCAGGGCGCGGACGCGGGTCCCTCCCCGCGCTCGCCCGATGTCCGGGCGGACGATTTGGCGATGCTGGTGCGAAAGCTCGTCCAGCACGTCCCAGACGACAAGCAAATCAAGGCCCAGGCGGTGGACTATCTGAACCGCTACGGCCTCGGCGGCAGTCCACTACGGGGCGCCGCCCCCGATCCCCAGGCTCAACAAGACGAGGGAGAGCGGTGATGACGCCTGAGATCCTTCACAAGCTACTCGTCGCCGGCGCCGCCGTCGCCCGTCTGAACCAAGCGCACGGCACGAGCACCACGCTTTCCAGCGTGTCGCCACCAACCAGTCCGAGCGCAGCGAGTGCTGGCAATCCAGCACTAGATGAACCCTTTCCCAATCCCCCTCCCCCAGCACCAGGGGGTGAGAGCTGATGGACTGGCAACCGATTGAGACTGCGCCGAAGGATTGCTCGACGATCCTGATCTGCGCCAAGTCGCCACTTTACGATCAGCCGCGTGCGTACATGGCGCGTTGGTCTATCCCCTATGAGGCGGCGCCCGATGACCAGTGCTGGTGGGACCTCAACACCGTGCCCGGGCTGCCAGGGCGCTCCGTCATGCCCCCGGAATGGGTTAGCCACTGGATGCCCCTTCCCCCTCCCCCTTCTGATGCTGGAGGGGCGGGATGACGGACCTTGGCCCCACGACCGAACGTCGCTTCGAGGAGGCCTTCTCCCACGGCGCCCTGATCACACGAAAGGCCGCAGCCGAGCTGATTGGTCTTGACCCGGCGACCCTGGACGCCCTCTCTGAGGCCAAGGTCATCCGATCGGTGCTGAAGGGAGCTCATCGCGCTTACACCGAACGCGACCTCCGCGCCTATCTAACTGAGGAGCAGCAGGCTCCGTGTCTGTCTACAAGCCGCCCAAGAGCCGTTTCTGGCAATATGACTTCGTCTACAAAGGTCGTCGCTTTCACGGATCGACCGGACAGGCTACGCGTCGCTCTGCCGAAATCGTCGAGCGGCAGAAGCGCCTCGAAGCGGCGACTGGCGCCCTAGGCGCCGTCGCTTCCATGCCCTTCAACCATGCCGCCGGCCGTTGGTGGCAAGAGGTCGGGATCGGCCGCGGCGACTCGCGCGACGTCGAGCGCCGCCTGGATCGGCTGATCGCTCTGATTGGACCGAATACGCGGCTTGGCGAAATCGACCAGGCCGTGGTCGCCGCGGCCATTGAGCGCCGGCGCGGCAAGGTTACGGTCAGATCGCAGAAGGAAGGCGCGCGCGAGTACCTGCCCAGCAATTCCACGGTGAACCGCGACGTCATCGAGACACTGCGCCCGATCCTGCGGCGCGCCCGGTCGCACTGGACGCCAAAGGAGACGGCGCACGGTCTCCCCGAGATCGACTGGCGCGAACTGCACATGCGAGAGCCCCGCGCACTCTCCAGGATCTACAGCGAGAGACAGAAGGCCGCTTGGCGCGAGGCCATGCAGGACGACCTAAAGCTGGCCCTCGACATGCTGTTGACCTACGGCCTGCGGCTGGGTGAACTTCTGTTCCATCCCGACAGTGTGAACCTAGATCCCGTCGAGCCGACCCTGACGCTCCAGAAGGGTCGAAAGAAAGACGTCATCCTGCATGTCCCGCTACGCCTGGATCACGCACGCCAACTCGCCGCCCGAGTCGCCATTGCGAGGAAGGCGGAGCTCGAAAGCGTCTGGTTCTACGAGACCATCGTCAGCCGAAAGAAGAAGGTCGTCGCCTACACCTACGCGCAAATCGAATACCGCCTCTCCAAGGCGGCCGACACTGCAGGGATCGATGGCGGTCGGCGCATTCACGGCGCCCGACACCACGCCGCGTCCACGGTCCTCAAGCGGTCGCGCAGCCTGAAGGCTGTGCAGGGACTACTAGGCCACGCGTCAATCAGTTCGTCGCAGCGCTACGCCCATGTGCTCAACAGCGAGCTTCGCAGCTATCTTGAGGACGAGGAGCCGGAATGCACCGTCCCCCGGAATAGTCCCGAACCCGTCTCGACGAAGAAGCGGCAATCGGGCAAGTAG